CTATATTATTCCTCTTGTATATATGAATATGCGTATATTATATAGAAGGGAAAGGAATAATGCAAATCTTTTTGATAACTATTTTCATTTAATACGTGTAGATAAAGAAAAGCCCCAATTAAGGGGCTTGTTTAGTGTGGTATATTAGTTAAATCACTTACAATAATCTTCAAACGCTTGGAATAATTGCTCTTTCTTCGCCACATATCGTTGAAATTCTTGCTCTAATTGTTCTTCAAGGATATTCTCATCTTCCCATGAATTCCCGTACAATTTCTCCCAACAACCTTCAGCGTTGCGTCTGAAACACCCGTTATCTGTATCAACGTAGTGGGTTACAGACTCACTTACTTCTAGTATATTAATATCAGTCATTCCCACCTCCACATCTCGTAGAAACAGCTTCATCAATCATTTCGATTACACCTTTCAACATCCTCAATTCTTCTCCCTGATTCAGTACAACGCGTTCCAAGTCAGCAATACGGTCATTCTCTCGTTCCAGCTTATATTGTAGAGTGTTTAGGTCGGAATGGAGGTTTTCAAGTGATTGGTTGTAAGTTTTCATACACCTAATTCCTCCAAGTATTTAATTACTTCATCGTTTGGGTAGAATATGTGACCCTCAACATTGTAAACCATCTTGAAGTTGAGTTCAAAGTTAACCTTAACGGGAATCTTGATTTCACACCCATCCCCACGTACTAGCATGTATTCACAATTAGGGAACTCACTTTGAGGCTCCCAACTACTATAGTGGTGGGGATTGTCCCGTAACCAAACACATACTTCGATTGCTTCTTTTGATAGGTTCATTCTCCAATCTCCTCGATAAGGCCTTGTAATTGTTTTGATTTAACTTCAAGAGTTCTATTCCAGTTTTCAGGGTTCATATACCCTCGGAGTTCTATAACCGCAAGAAGCACTTGACATTTCTCAATAATCTCTTCAACCTGTTGATTATTCATTTACCATTCTCCTTCTGTTTCAGTTGTTTAGGCTTATGTGCCGCGATACGTTTGATCAGATCAGCACGTTGTTTATTCTTGTACTCAATGTATTCTAAGTAGTTTTGTATGGTGCTCGTCTATAACTCTCAACTGTCTATATGCCTTTTCGATATGATCCCAATATTGACAGAATACTCAGGGATATGACCTTTTAAATCCTCAGTCAAACTAAGGAGTTTGTTTGTGATTAGTCTGTTTATATATTTCCAATAAACATCAGAAGGTTTTCCAGGGCTTTTTCTGGCCTCTTCATAATCTATACCAAGCCTCTCTGCTAATATAAAGAGAGTTTCTTTTAATTTTTCACGTTCTTCAGAGCAGTTCATATAAGCACTTTCAGAAACCCCTCTTCCGAAATTAGATTTAGCTAGCTCAAATTCAAGATTCTCCATATACTCCTCAATTTGAGGGTATTCATTGGCAAGTTCTTCAAGAATCAGATTAATCGTTTGTGGTCTTTTCATATTGCCCCCCCCTCACTCTACAACTATAATAGCACAGCGTTTGATTGCTTCTGGTCCAAGTATCAGGTATTCGCCAGTTTCAAGCCTCAACTTAAACTTATTGGCACGTTCTATCTCAGAGTAGAGCGCGTCTACCATTTCTTCAGCCGTAAGTTCTTCGGTTTCTTCAGAGATGTATTGGTTTCCTTCATAATCTATGATTATTTTCATGTTATTCTCCTCCAAACGGACATGGTAGTTCCATGTAAATCTTCAACATTTCTGCACGATCTTCTTCTGTTGGTGTCGGTAAATCAATCTCACCGACATGCTCTGTATCCCACTCACCATTCCAGAACCTATCGTCCTTAACATACTTCTTCAGCCAAGGTTCTACGGCAGTACAAGCTCTAGGAAGCATGCGGGTCATCAAGCCCCTTTGACCAGTGATCCACTCAAGGTCTTGGTAGATATGGCTCATTTCTGTGTGTAGTCGGCCTGTGGTTAAGTTTCTCAAACGTTGAATGTTCATATTATTTCTCCTAAACCTTTTCCAAATATTTAATCACTTCACCAAGCATTTCTTTCTTACCTTGTAGGCAGATTCCGCACCGACTTCCCTAAAGTTTACTTCAATCTTCTTAAGTCCGTAGTTAAAGCAATCAACGGAAGTTCTTATTTTATTTAAACCCTTATTTTCAAAGGTGAGGGGTATCATGCTTGTAACCCCTTGTTTATAACTTAAATCCCCACTCATAGCCAACTGACTAACATCAACTCCAAAGTGAGATTTCACCCTGATTGTGTTTTCTTTAGCCCCCATCATAATAATCTTTTTGTTTACTCCTAACCATTCAATTTTCGTTACCATTGACCCCACAATACACCCACCAAAACAACCTGTCAACACCCTCTTCACAAATACTTCAAAAGATCTCTAAAACCTATCCCATCAAACAATCTCCACAACACACCATCACAATACCCTTTGAGAGCTTCTATTTTGCGTTCTAAGCCATTTTCTCGTCTTTCTGGTACGTTGACATGGGTTGGTGCTAAAACGTCTTAGAGAGCCATTTTGAGGCCTTCTCGAAGGTGTGTTGTTTTTGGGTATTTCCTGTTGAAATTTTAGCTTAAAATTTGCCTCAATTTAGGGTGTGCGAAAACATGCCTAAAAACCTCTGGGAAATTCGCAATTTCTCGTCTGTAAGCCGCATGGTTGCTGGATTCTTGTTCAGAAATTTCTTCAAAAATTCCCCGTATGGAGGAGATGTGCTGATAGATACGTCCTTCCAAGACCATCCTTCCGCTATAAATTTCTTAGCATATTTGCAAATATATGTTGACTTAATTCAAATTCTATGAAACAATACTCATCAAGGTGTCTTGTATACCTTCATCACACAACTTGTGGCTAAAGACTGTTCGGGTGTGGTGTAAGAGGAAGCCTAGTGTTTCCGAGCCTGAGATGAAAGCATAAATCCACATCAGGCAGCAGGGGGTTGTGAGGGCAACTGCGGATAGACTCTTCAACAAGAGGAAATGCCTAACTGTGATAACGTTGATAAGATCACAGGTAGACCAGTCACAAGATGACTGGAAACTCGGCTCCGATCTTCATGATTAGAAGCTGTTCTACTTTAACCCTTACCTAGTCTTAGGCACTTATTGTGTATGGCTGGGTAAGGGGTTCTTGTAGAATTCGCTTCGCGAAAACTCTCACCAATCTTCATCTATATAATTGATTAATATATTGTTTATATTATTTATTAAATAATACTGTTAGTACATCTTACAAATATACTAGCAAGTATTACTAACAAGAATATCTAGTATGTAAAAGAATATATATATATATTGATAATATAATCATTTATGTATAGTTATTTATACAACCATATTCTTCCATAATATCTTACATTATCTCTTTGTTATCCTTACAAATTGTTGTATAATAATCATGTATATGGCAAACAATAGTGGAGAAACATAATGACATTCCTAGATACTCCAAGAATCAATATAAGAAAATATGTATATCTCATGCAACCTGGTGGCGGTAGTGAGTTCCTGCACACCTTCCTGTCAATTGAACAAGCAAGAGACTATTGCAAAGATCATTACAGAATATTCCAAAGAGGAGATGTGTATCAGATCAGGGAAGTAGAAGAAGTGGTAGAGGAGATTGTGTTTTAAGGGATGAGGTTATCATCCCCCCTCTTGTCTATCTGAACATCACTCCTCCACAAAAGGATAATTCATGAAGAAGCATTATATAGACGTGTATAACCAAGAAGTCTTAATGTTCTATACCTATAAGGACTTTAGAAGATTTCTGAAGAAAACAGGGTCAGAGCTTGGGGAGGATACGGAAGAATTCCTATTAACAACAAGAGGTTGTGCTGGAATACTACAAAATCATGCCGCCAATACCTCTCAACTCTTTCTTGCCTTAGATAGTGAAAATTCCACCCTAGAAGAAACTGTTGAAATTCTTGTTCATGAAGGTCATCACATCACCCGTATGTTACTTGGCTTGGTTGGTGTGGAAACAACTCCTGAAAACCATGAAGCTGAAACATATCTGGCACAATCAATCTTTAGAGCATTCATGCAAAAGTTTAAAGTGTGGGATAAATTTAGAGAACAAGGTGTTCAGGAATATCTTAAATCTGTTTCTACTGAGAGCGATGAAGATGGCAGTGATGAAGAAAGTTAATCGTAGACGTGTGCAAGAAGCAACTCCTAAGAAAAGTAAGAAGTTTGATACAGAAGGAGAAACACCAACAGTGCAACAAGAACTCGGTAATCGTAAACGTTTCCATTCCAAGGATGTTATTGATATTTCCCCAATGAATGATCGTCAGAGGGAGTTTATACGTCTGTTTCATGAAGGTCATGAATTGTTGGTTGCAGCAGGCTCAGGAGGAACCGGCAAAAGTTTCTTAGCAATGTATTGTGCATTAAGCGAAGTGGTACGTTCTGACAGTGTGTATGATAAGATCATTCTTGTACGTTCCTCTGTTCAGACGAGGGATTTAGGGTTTATTGGTGGGAACGAAGAGAAGTTTAGTTTCTTTGAATCTCCCTACCACCCACTCTGTCATAGCTTGATGCCACAATACAAGAATGCGTATGAATATTTGAAAGCATTAGGATATTTGGAATTCCACCTTACATCCTTCATTCGTGGCAATACATTTGATAATTGCATCATCATCTTTGATGAATTCCAGAGTGCTAATTATCATGAAATATCGTCTGTTATCACTCGTTGTGGAGAGAACAGTCGGATTATCTTGTGTGGGGATAGCAAGCAGGATGACTTGCTCAGTAAGGGAAGAAAGAACGATCAGTCAGGGTTTGGTAAGCTGATGAATGTTGTAGATAAGATGCCACCAAGTATGGTTGGTGTTGTTCAGTTTGGGTTGGAGGATATTGTGCGTAGTGGTTTGGTGAGGGAATTCTTGATTGCAGATCATTATACAAGTTGATTGGTGTCTATTAGAGTATTAACTATGCAACACCGGGAGAACTGCCATTCTCCACCTAAGCACATAGCCTCCACTATGTTTCGATAACATACAACAAACACACCCGCGCTAAAAACCTCATCCTCTGAAGATAGCCCCTTAATTGGGGCTTTTCTTTACCTATCTCCTGCCTTGTCTAATCAGACATAGAGAATTCAGGAGATTATCACATGCAAAATATCACAGGTATTGTCCCTGCGTATGGGGCAAACACCGCACAAAATATACAGAACAGTAAGTCCATTACCACTGTTGCAACACCTTCTTCAGCCTATGACCAGATGGCAAAGGAATGGGAGCTTCCTGCAACACTTTGGGGTGGTACACCTGCAATGCGTCAGGCTGGAAAGAAGTATCTTCCGCAAGAGCCTAAAGAATCAGATGAGGCATATCAAAACCGTCTCAATCGCTCTTTCCTACTCAATCTATACAAGCGAACAATTCAAACTGTATCAGGTATGGCATTCCTGAAACCTGTTGTAGTAAGCAATGTTCCAAAGGAATTGGAAGGTGTTGAGTACAACGTAGATGGTACAGGGCGGTCTATCACAGAGCTGTGTTACGATATGGCTGTGATTGCATTGCACTTGGGCAAGGTTCACCTGTACGTAGATATGCCTGAGTATGATGCTGAGAATATGACCCTCAAAGACTTCCGTGAGAGTGGTGTTCTTCCCTATGCTGCCATGATACATCCCACACGCTGTATAGGGTGGCGTCAGAAGAAAGGAACAGGTAAACCCACACTAGAGCAGGTGCGTATCTTAGAAGACCGTGTAGAGGTTTCTGAGGCGAATGAGTGGGAAGATAAGACTGTTCAGTATGTTCGTGTAATACATGATACACATGTTGATATTTGGAGACTTGATCCAGAGCTGGATGCTGAGTGGGTATTGGATCGCACAGAAGAAACTGAATTAGGTGTGATCCCTCTGTTGACAGCGTATTCAAATAAAACAGGATTCATGACTGCATCACCACCTTTGTTGGATTTGGCCTATGTCAACCAAGCACACTTCATCTCTGCATCAGACCAGCGTAACATTCTTCATGTAGCCCGTGTACCCTTCTTATTGGCTACAGGGTTTTCAGATGGGGATCTGAACGGGTTGGAGATTGGTAGTAACCGTATGATTGCTACAGATAATCCTGATGCCGATATTAAGCATGTTGAGCATACAGGTCAGGCAATTAATGCTGGTCGTACAGACTTGAAAGACTTAGAAGCACAGATGGCTATGCTGGGTGCAGACTTGCTGATCAGTAAGAGTTTGTCGCGTGTTACCGCTACAGCAAAACGTATCGACCAGTCTCAATCTATGAGTATATTACAAATGACCCTGCGTTCCATTGAGCAGATGGTTGAGGAAATGTATCGACTGATGGGGATTATGATGGGTGTGGATGCTTCTAACGTATCTGTTTCTATTGGTGATGACCTGTCTATTGCGAACGAACCTAACCCAGCAGCCGCATTGAAGATTATCAAAGAGCTTGGCTTACTGACAGATGAACAGCTTGTTGAGGAAGCTAAACGACAGGGTATTCTGTCAAGCTATCTGAAGCTAGACCCCAATCGTCCTAATGTTGAGAGTGATTGGGAAGATACAGGTAAAGAGCCAGAACCAAAGGAGCCTGAAGATGAGCAAGAAGAAGACGAAGAAGAGCTACAAGAACAAGCGTAATAAATAACATGTGTCTTTACCACACATAATAAGATAGAAAAGAGCAGGGCAATGATTTGAGATAAATTATCCCTGCTAATTTGTTGACGCAATATATTGTCTAGGCAATGAACAATACATACATAGGAGAAAGGTCGAGATGACTACCGAAACTAACGAGCGTGATGCCAACATTGTAGAAGAAACCACTCAGCAGAAGACTGTTCAGGAAACTGCTAAAGAAACCACCAAAGACTCCCCCTCCAAACCTTCTAAAGTCGAGATTGACATTGAAGAGTTGGAACGTATGCGTAACGCCCTAAGTAAAGTAAACGAAGAAGCCAAGCAACGTCGATTAGCCCTCAAGCAATACGAGGAAATGGGATTCACCCCAGAGAAAGCGAAAGAGATGCTTGAAGCGCAACGTAATGCTGAATTGAAAGAGATGGAAGAGCAGCAGCGTTATCAGGAAATGCTTGAGCGTGAACGTCAAGAACGTCTGGCTGAAAAAGAAGCCTTAGAAGGTAAGCTGACGGAATATGAAAAACGTATGCAGAAACAGGCCCGTAAGCGCGTTGTAGCCGAAGCTGTTGCAAAACATCAGGCAGATATGGAATTGCTTGCACACCACATCGAGAAGCGTACAGCGACAGTTGAGGATGAAGATTCTGGTGAATACAATGTGGTGGTATTGGATACCAAAGGTAATATCATGGAAGGTAAGACGCTGGATGACCTGATGGCAGAGTTTAAGGAACACCCCAGTCTGAGCAAAGGATTCCCATCTCCAGGTAAGAAAGGTACAGGTATGTCTAGTGAAGGTACTGCTGGTGAGAAAAGTGGTGCAGGAATCCCACGCACAAGTAAGCAGGAATTGATGGCTGATACGGCTAAACAGCGAGAGTTTATTAGTAAATATGGCTGGGAGGCCTACAACAAACTCCCATTCTCACGTTGATATAGAAAACCCTGCTTAAAACAAGCCCCTCTTTAGGGGCTTTTCTTTTATAAATCAATCCAAATGTGTCCACCCTACAAGAATATATACATGAATACCATTTTGGTGTCTTGATATGTATGTAATGCAGGGTGGACGTGATGGATGAAATCCTGTCTTAATTCATTGTTTAAACAGTTTAAGATAATTTTTTAGATAGGAGAAATCTATCATGGCTTATACTCAAGCGACATTTGTCATCTATGATGAGCAATACTTTTCGGGCGTAACTGAAGTTCTGTCACAGGCTGCTGTTGAAATGGCTGCTGCTGGCGGTGTTATGCGTATCGGCACTCGTTTGCTGAAAGGTCAGTTGGATGAAGCATCCTTTTTCCAGAATATTGATAACCTTGTAAGCGATAGGAACCCTGATGACTTGTCCGCTGCCGACTTTAGTGACCTCACTATGTCACAAACACGTGGCGTGAAAACGCATCGTTCAAGTAAAGTCGAGAAGACCGTCAACGCTTTCAAAGCATTGGGTGAATCTCCCGAACTGATGTCTTTCGTACTGGGTCGTCAACACGCCAAGGCCTTCGCACTAGACTACACCAACACTGGTATTGCCTCTGTTGCTGCTGCTCTGGAATCCCTTTCAGGCGCCACTCTGAACGTTTCTGCTGAATCTGGTGCTGCTGGTCAGTTGAACGTTTCTAACCTTGTTAAACTTCGTGCTAAAATGGGCGACAACGCTTCTGCTATCCGCGCATGGGTTATGCACTCACAGGCTGCACACAAACTGCTGGGTGACGCTGTTGCCTCTCAGGTTGATTCTGTTGCTGGTGTTGCAATCTACCGTGCTGAAGTTGGCTCACTGGGTCTGCCGATCATCGTAACCGACTCTCCATACTTGGTTGAAGTTAACTCCACAACTGGTGACATTGAAGGTTACAAAGTTCTGGGTCTGACTGAAAGTGCTGTATTGATGGAAGAGTCTGAAGAGCAGGAACTTCTGACTCGTCTGGACGATACCAAGAAAAACATTACTGCCCGTATCACCGTTGAAACCGCCTACACCGTCAACGTTAAAGGTTTTGCTTGGGATGGTTCTACTGCACCTACCAAAGCTGATCTGGCTGACTCTGGTAACTGGGATTACGTTTACGCTTCTGTTAAACAGGGTCCGGGTGTACTGGGTATCTTCGCTGTATAATCTCAGAAACACGTAGCACACATAAGGGAGCGCAATGCTCCCTTTTCTTTTGTCTATAATTTCTATATGTCACTACATTGGAGATAATTATGAAGCTGAAAAAGACAATCATCTTGTTTGAACCAAACGACTTCCCTTTTGAGGATAACGGATTTAAGAAGCCAACAAAGACCAATCCTAAGTATTGGGAAGGTGATGTTCGTCGTACATTCGATTATGTGTATGCACCGAGTTTTCCAAAGATTGAGGCTGCGTATGCGGCAGCAGGGATTAAAGTGTTTGGTGCTGAAGATCGCCCACATCCTGTTAAGGAAGAAGTTGTATTAGAAGATACAGTGGAGGATAACTCTGAGTCTGTAACAAAAGAAGATTTCATTCCAGAGGTTTCGGAACCTTTACAGGCTTCCGACAAGAACCCTAATTGGCGTAACCTGCCTGCTGCACAGTTGAAAGAAATTGCTCAAGGACGTGTAGAAGAGGAAGTAACCACCAAGAAACGTGCCATTGAAATCCTAGAAGGCTTGGATTACGAAGGTTAATCAATTTCTGATTAAACATAAGGGCTGCTTCGGTGGCCCTTTTTATTATCTGAGATAGGTGTCTGAACAAACATATTAACGAACACAGGAGAAACCCTATGATATTTAAAGTAGAGACAGGTGAAGGGTTGCCTGATTCCACCTCATATATCTCTGTAGAAGATGCTGACAGTATTATTGAGTTTTATTATCCAGAAGACTTATCAACATGGAATGAATTATCTACAGAAGAAAAAGAACGTAGACTGATGATTGCCACACAATACTTGGATTCATTGGTTAGATGGAATAGTACACTGAAGAATAGGGATCAAGCCTTGGAATGGCCTAGAAACACCTTCTCAGACGCACGAGGACGCCTTGTAAGCGACGATAGCGTACCAAAGGTAGTAAGAGATGCAACAGCAGGAATCGCCTTAGAGAGCCTTTCTGGAGACTTAACGACCGATTCTGTAAAACTCTCTCAGGAAGATTTTGGTGATAGTTCTGAACGATATGCTTCTGCAAGAGTGGTGGCAGATAATCCGTTCATATTCAACCTACAGCAGTCTCTCATCTTCTTGGGTATCGGTAGCAGCCGTACAACCGTCCTTACATTGGAGAGGGCTTAACATGTCTGGAGTAGGTCGAGAGTATAAGTTTCCACAAACCTTAACATATTGGCGCAAGAGTGGTGAGCCTGATATGTACGGTAGGGATACGTACATTGTTGGAAAGATTAAATGTCGCTGGGAAGAAACATCTCGTCAGTATATCAATGAATTTGGTGAACATTCACGTAGCAACGCCTATATCTACACCATTGGTGATGATTTGATGGAAGGTGATGTGGTTATTCAAGGGGATTATACATCTCTGAAACACCTGTTGCTAAATCTTATCCTGTCAGGCGTAGACGTGTAATTACGAATCTACGTGGAACCAGAACAGAATATAGATACATCCTGTAAGGAGGAATTATGCCGAATAGTCCTGCTGCTGATATTGCCTCCTATTTGATAGGATTGAATATTGGTACAACAAGTTTATCAGGAACGCTTCCCTTAATACGTGTAGGGATGGAGCCTGATATTGAAAATAGAATACTTCTAACAGTTTATGATATTCCCTCTGTTGGGAGTAACCCACGTTATCAACGAGACGAGCCACGTATCCAGATAAGGGTTAAAGCTAAAGATGAATATGGTTATGAAGATGCCTATGCTGCTCAACAGGCTGTAAAGGATAGTATCTTGGGTATGAACCATGTTGAAATTGGCGGCACACGTTATGTGGGCGTGTGGCAAACAAGTGATATTTCCACATTAGCTTCTGATAATAAAAACAGAACAATATTAGTGGCTTCATACAGAATGGTTCGTGAATATGATTCCTCCCTACGTAAACCCATTGAATAAATTGCTAATTGTCTAACAAAGTAGTTTGGCTAGCAAACTGATTAATACATTCCTATAGGAGAAAAAGATATGGCTAATGTTAAGAGCGTACAGCTCTCTAAAGACGGAATAAACTTCCGTGAGATTCCAGGCAGCTCTGCTGAAATCTCCTCTGATAGCGCATCCACTGACGATAGCGTATTTGGGACCACGTTCAGCTCCTCTCAGCCTACCCTGATTACTTGGACTATGAGCAGCAATGGTTATTACAAAGGCTTCCCTGGTTACAAGGCTACGCTGAAGCGTACAGGTACTTCTACAGCTCTGGCTTCACCTGCTGCCACCACTGTTGATGCCAACGATCCTCTGAAGTTTTACATCACCAACCGAGCACAGAGCCTGCTGGACAACACTGTTGATGTAGATGTGTATGACGATGGCGTTATTGTCGATTCTGCTGATATTGAATATATCGACTACCTGCAAGGTGCTGTGAAGTTTGTATCTGGCTATGTTGTAGAAGGCCCGATCACTATTGATGGCAACTACCTACCACTTGCGGCTATCTGTCAGGCACAGAACTTCACTCTTGGTCAGAGTGCTGATACAGAGAACGTAACGGACTTCTGTACTGCACAGGCTAACAACGGATATGCAGTATTTAGTTACCAGCAGCAGAATGCGGAGCTTTCTTTGGACGGTTTCTACAGCGACGCTTCAGGTTTCTTTGCTGACCTGTTGAGCCGTGATCAGGTTATCATCGAAATCAACCCAGACGGTGAGGGTAAATCTGTTGCCCGTGGCTATTTCCGCGCTTCTAGTCACAGTCAGTCTGGCGATGTTGGTAGTACCGAAACCGAGTCTATCACCTACGCTCTGGCTGTTCCTGAAGGTGTACGATTCCCGTTCTCTTGGTATCACGCATCTGATAGTTCTATACCCGAAGCTGTGTTGTGGGCATTGGAAGCATGGGTTGAGCGTGCACCTCTGTATGTTCGTTACCGTGCAGAGAACTCTACTGTACGTAAGTCAGGTCAGGTGCTGGTATCTGATGTTTCCTTGACCTCTGGTATCGAGGCCGTTGCAGATTTCGCACTCGATTTCCAAGGCACAGGTGCTATCACAGAGACTTCTGTATAACCTAATAATTCATAAAAGAGTTGTGTCAGCGTGACTTAGGGGCTTTTGTAGCCCCTCTTTTTTACCCAATGGTGTCTACTAGATACTGTAACAATAAGGAGGGATCATGGATACAATAATTCAAATAATATCTGCCCTTCTTAATATAAATAACGTTGGCAGCAAGGAGATTCAAACTATGGCGCAATCCATTCGTGATAAAATCCGTTCAGCTACGGTCGGTAAGCAGGCTAAATTCCGTTCCAAAATCTTTAACTATGAAGGTGTGGATGTTGAGTTTCGTCAGCCTTCCATTAAAGCTAAGAAAATTCTGATTGAACGTTCTAAAGGAAAAGATGGCGAGTTTGATATGGTTAACTTTCTGGTTTGGGCTGTAATTGCCAATACCTATGTTCCAGAAACAAACGAGCTGGTGTTTGACGATACGGATTATGATGTATTGGTTGAACAGCCTACTGGTTCTTTCGTTGATAAGTTTGGTGCTGAAATTGCTGAACTGATGAACGAGGAAGATTCAAAAAACTCCTAAGACGTTTCCGTAGAGACGGGTATTTGCAGAGTGTATACCTCGTAGCGGAAACGATAGGGTGTCAGGTGTATGATATTGAAGAAAATATGTCACCTGATGAGTTTGCTGGATGGCTTGCCTACTTAGAGTTTAAAGCAGAGCAAGAGAAGAAGGCTGCTGAGAAAGCCCGTAAGAAACGTTGAACGAAGCCCCTTCAGAAATGTTGGGGCTTTTTATTTGGAGAAATGTTATGGCTAGAAAGAGAGCTGTATGGGGTCGTGGGGATAAACGGACGAATGTTATAGATATGATTCGTGCAGATATGAATAAACTTCAAGATATGAATGATGAAATAATCAAACATACACTAAGGTACTTAGCACAAGCTATTCTAGAAAAGGCAGATGAATATGTTCCTGAAGGCGAAACAAGCGAACTAAGACAGTCAGGTAGGGTTGAGGATGTTTCGTAAGGAAGGAAACGGATATGTTATTAGTATTCAGTATGGTAATGATAAGGTTGATTATGCTTGGTTTCTTCATGAAAACTTACCGTCTGCATACCCAGACAAGAATTACACCAGAAATGGTACAGGAAGCCATTACTTGACAAGGGCTGCTGATTATGTCCTAACGGAAAGAAATGTTCGGAATGCGTTTGCTGATGCTGTCCGATTAGTGGGTAGGAATACGAGGGTATGATATGACAAATACAGTGGGTGGTGTTGGTTATGACGTTCAGATGGATGCAGATGTATCTCGTCTAAAGTCGTCTTTACAAAGCCTTGAGGCTGCATTCAGGGGTCTGGAAAGCACTCTAAATGCCTCTACAAAGGCGATGGATAGTTCCCTTAACAAAGTTGCACAGACAGCCTCAAAAGCCGGTAAAACGTCTTCTGATGCGTTTGAGGGGGTATCTAAGAAGATAGAACCCACTATGGGGAAGCTGGAAGATATTGAAGAGAAGTATTCTAAGATTCGTCAGGAGGCTGCTAAGATTAGTGGTGCTACAGACGGTTTTGATAAGATTACCTTGGCAATGAAGGCTTACAAGGATCAGCTTCGTGACGGGTTTGAATCAACCTCACACATGGCTGAGGCTACAGGCCGTCTTAACCGTGAAATGAATCAGGTACAGCAGGAGACAAATAAATACAATTCTGTCATGCTGAAGATTCAGAACACCATTGCCACTGCTGAACGTGAAGTTGCTACATTGACTACACGTATGGTTTCCTTTGGTGCGACTGAAGAAGACCTGACTCCGTTAAACCAAGCATTAGAACGTTACAAGGCTAATTTGGAAGGTGCTGGAACATCTCAGGCAGCTATTGTACAAGCCTCAAATGAATATAAAGCCGCAATCAATGATATTAAAAATGGCATGGAAGCTAAAGGTAAGTCTATTCGGACTGCTGCCAACGATACATCACTCTTCACGCAACAACTTCAGAATACAACTAAAGCTGTACAGTTGGCATTAGGCCCACTGTCAGGTATTGCTGCCCGTATTACAGCCTTCACGTCTTTGGTTAAAACCAACACTGTTGCTATTGCTGCATTCACTGCCACCATCACTGGTATCGTAGTTGCATCTAACCGTGTAGTACGTGCGGGTATGGAGTATGAGCGTCAGTTATTGAACCTTCAAGCAGCTATTGAAGCTACGGGGCGTGTTGCAGAGATAACAGGTGATCAGCTTGATGCCATGTCCCGCCGTATCGCTCAGGCAACCCTCACAAATGCCAATGCTGCCAGATCGGCAATCAACGTCTTGCTGACCTATGATAACTTGGCAAGTGATCTGTTTGAACGTATTGCCACTACAGCACAAGGTATTGCTAGTGCGTTTGGAGGCGATATTGTTGCTTCCACACGTCTATTAGCAAGAGCATTAGAGCAACCTGCTAATAGCTTAGATAGTCTCAGACGTGTTGGTATACAGTTTACTGAAAGTCAGCGTGAACAGATTCGGACATACGAGGCATTGGGCCAGAGAGCTAAAGCCCAGAATATCATTCTGGAACGCACTTCCGTATTCTACAATCGCGCCCAAGAAGAAGCTAAAGGTTTGGCTGGTCAGTTGGATGCTGTTGGGGATAACATTGCAGAGCTGACTGAGGAAATCTCTAAACAGATTGGTACGACAGAAGCCCTCACCCAAGTGTACACAACTGTAAATGAATTCATCCGTGAGTTGATTGATGATAGTGATCGACTTGCTAACATTATCAGCTCTGTAGATATTGCTATCTCAGCTACTGGTAAAGCTATTGAATTCTTGATTGATAATTTCCATTTGCTGTCTGCTGCAATGGCTGCACTGTTTGTTGGCGCGGCTGTGAAGATGGCTGGAGCCTTGATCGCAATTATTGCAAATATGAAAGTGTTCCAGAAGGAAACATGGCAGAGCATAGCAGCCATACGTGCCAAGGATGCCTTGATCAAACAGCATATTACCACCTTGGTTGCTCAAGGTGTTAGCTTAGAACAAGCCACCATTCGTGCCAGAGCATATAGTGGTGCAATGCTTGCAATGAGGACTGTTCTCACTTCTGTACTTCCATTTATGGCAGCGTTGGGTGCAGCAATGTACCTAGTATCTCGCCAATCTGTTGGCAATGTGGATGGCGCTCAAAGACTGCAAACAGCTTATACACACCTAACTAATGGGTCACACAACCTGAACCGTGCCAATCAGCAGCTCAGAACATCACTAGGTGAAGTTACCGATGAGATGGTTAAGCAGTTTGAAGTAGTCACCAAAGAGGCTGAAATATCCTATAAAGCTGCTGAACGGGCTATGAATTCCTACTACTCATCACTTGATTCCAACATGCGTGAAGCGAGAAGGAATTATGTAAGAGAACAGAGTACAGGAATGATGGATGCATTTGGGCAAGACGCAGGTGCTGCTACTGCTTCACAAGCATTCCAGAGATTGCAGAAGGATTTAGAATTCACCTTTAAGACTATTCAGAGTGGTGGGGCAGTATCTGAACAATACTTTGTTGAACTTAAAGCAAGAGCAGCAGAGTTTGGCGTTGAACTTGAGAACATTGATAAACTCTCCGACCTGCAAAACCTGAGAGACAATGTGACAGATGCACAATCTGCACTAGAGGGTATGAATAACAGCCTTAGAGATGGAGCTGTAGACGCCGCTCAACTATTCTCAACCATACGAAAAGAATTTGGGGAACTATTCAAGGATTTGGAATCTGATAAAGATTTCGGCCTACTTAACCAGATCCAAAGTCTGATTGATGCAAATGATCAACTGGCTGAACAGATGGCTAAAGATTATTTTGCACCTCAGCGTGAAGCTATAAAGAATAGCTCACAAACTATCGAAGAGCAGGTACGCCAGCTCTCTATATTGGATCAGCGACAAGCTGCATTGGAAACTCGTCTTCGTAATCTCTCAACCGAATGGCAGAATTTGCAGAACGCCCAACGTAATGCGACTGTTAGAGATATTGCTGAACAGTTTGCTATATTGGAAGCCACGATTGCTGGAAACGTACAGCGTGTAGATCAACTCAATCAGGCTATTTCAGCGAGAAATACTTATGACCGTTGGATAAATGATCTGGGCATTGCTGAAGGTAAGATTTTTGATGTAACAGAAGTAACAGATCAGTTGCGTCAGCAGCTTCAGGCATTGGGCGTTCTTCGCTATGTTGATCTAAGTGACATACAGAACATAGAAGATTTAGAGGCTGCTTTAATGAGAGCTTCTGAAGTCATGGCTGTAATGACTACGAGAGCTAATACTGTATCCAGAGAGATGCGCAAGACTCCAGCCAAAGAACTTGGTAACGAGTTTAAGCAGTTAGCATCTCAAGTGGAGGAAGCCAACAAGTTTTTGTTTGATCTGTCCCTGAAGGACGTTACAAAAGATTATGACCAGCTACGTGAAGTGGTAGGACGTTTCAACAATGACGAGCTTACTGAACTATCTAAGAAACTTGAGATAAGTATTGATCTGACCAAGGGTAAGGAAGCTGCCGTAAGAACCCTCACACAAGCAGTGTATGCAGAGGCTGACGCCTATCGTGCTGCTAGGGAAGCTCAGGAAGCCTATGATAAGCGTCAGTCTCAGGCTGTATCTGATATTGATTCATTGTTCCAAGCAATGCGTCCAGAAACGATTGAGCAACGTTTTACTGAGATTCGTGAGTCAATCCGTGTGGTTGATCCAGAGAGCATTGACCATGACCTGACCCTTGCAAGTGAATTGTTGGACCGTTGGTTATCTCAGGAAATCACCAGACGTGATCAGATGACTAAAGACATACTCACCAACCCATTCACTGACTTGGATAACTTGGCGTATGAGCTGGAACAAAGAAGGGTCATGTTGGAAGAGGCTTGGGGTGCTGAGAGTGAGATGTATGAAGCACACCTGATTGAGCTGAAATCTCTTGCAGACAGATACAAGTCCTACTTGGAAGTTACACAGCAACTGGGTCAGATGCAGGACATTGTTGCACAAGGTATGCAGGCTATCTCTGCAATGAACAGGCAGGCTGGCAAGGAGTATCAGGCGTTTGCTGCTGCACAGGTAATGATTTCTGCTGCGATGGCTGTGATGAAGGTTTGGGCTGAACATGCTGCTAACCCGTGGTATGCAGGCGCTATGACTGCAATGATTGGTGCTACAGCAGGCGCTCAGTTAGCCTCTATCAAATCTCAGACCTTTGCTACAGGTGGTTATGTCTCAGGAGCTGGTACAGGTACATCTGACTCTATCCCTGCTTGGTTGAGTAATGGTGAGTTTGTTATTAATGCCCAAGCTGTTAAGAAACTTGGCTTAGGTAATCTTGAAAAACTTAATCAAGGTATGATGCCACAATTCTCAACAGGAGGTTATGTCGCACCGTCTATTGGGAATTTCTCTGGAGGTTATTCTTCAGGCGGTGGGGATGTGTATGTCACTATTGTGGATCAGTCTACAGGCGGAAATTCCTATGAAACTTCTGAGACTATCTCTCCAGAAGGACGTAGAGAGATACGTATCCTTGTGCGTGATATGATCAAGGAATCAATGGGAAGTGGTGAGCTGGACAGCACAATGCAGCAAAACTACGGACAGAAACGTAGAGGTGTATCACGATAATCTCTGAAATTACTCTCAACAAACAAGCCCCTTAATTGGGGCTTTTCTATGTCTGGGTGTCTGAGAATGATATACGATTTTAGAGAGGAATACCTAATGATTGCAATATGGCCTGAAACTTTACCACAAAGTCCTTTGATTGAAGGGTATAGTCGATCACCTGTTGAGAGTAGATTAATCTCCACAGTAGATGCTGGGGCAAGAAAGATTAGAAACAGATTCCTTGCTGTTCCTGAAAACACCACAGAAATATTTATGATGGATGCACAACAGCTTGCTGCATTCAGGGTGTTCTTCGAGGATGAGATTAAACGTGGCGCTGAACGGTTTATCAAGAAAGACCCTTCAGATGGACAGGAGAAGGAGTATCGTTTCCGTTCACCTTATTCAGAAGACCCAGCAGGCCCATTCCTGACAAGAGTTACATGCCAGTTGGAGATTATGCCATGAGGGAGAATTTATCAACAGATATTCTGTATGCCCAAGAGACAGGATACACATTCGTACACCTACTCACTGTAACCATGTATCGAAACAATGGTACTACACAAATATACAGATTTTGTGATCAGTATGTTGATCTAATCAGTAGGGGAAATCTGTTCCAGAAGGCTTCTTTCAGATTAAACCTTGGAAGTGATAACAGTGAAAACATTCCCACTGTAAACCTTGAGTTTGATTCAGGCGATAGGCAGATTATACGTGAGTTACGCGAGAATGACAGATCACCTGACATTACTTTGGAAGTGGTTATTGGGGAAACACCAGATATTGTTGAGATCGGGCCTGTCGAATATCAGCTTGAGAGTTTTGATTTTAAAGACTCTTCTGTCTCCATGAGATTAACCGTAGAGCCTGTTCTGAATGAGCCTATCCCATCTTTGAAGTGGACTCCAACGTCAGCCCCAGGTTTGTTCGCTAACATTCCGGCATAACGGAGTATTATATGGATGTAATTGGTTATATAGGAATCCCTTGGAAAACAGGTGGAAGGGATGTTAGGAAAGATGGTGGCTTAGATTGTTGGGGATTGGTTAGAAAGATTTATGAGGATAAATTCAACATAACCTTACCACCCTTTACAGGAATAACTACAAAAAACAGTTATAAAGAATGTTCAACACAATTTGAATTAGAGAAAGATAAAGATACAGATTTTATTGAAGTAGATGATCCAAGAAAAGGTGACATAGCCTTATTTACAATAGCAGGTCATCCGATACACGTAGGAATTGTTTTAGCAGACAACCAGTTTATTCACATGGATGATAAAGCAGGTTGTTCTATTGAGAATTATAAGGGGATGAAATGGAAAAGCAGATTACAAGGCTTCTACCGTCACAAGAACATGAAGTAGCAGGTGTTGATATGTTTTCGGTGGTTTATCAGAAAGCCCCGATAATGTCCCCCGATCTATATAAAGTTCAGCAAGGCATTACTCTACAAGAAGTTGCAGATGAACTTGTCCACCCGCTTCATCATGATAAGATGCAGGTGTGGGTGAATGGGAACATGGTTAAAGACCTTTCCTACAAACCTACTAACAAAGATGTGGTTCATGTCTGCTTGACTCCTCAAGGGGCTGTTGTGCCTGTATGGGCATTAGTCACTGCTGCTATTTCTTTTGTGGCAGGCTTCCTCTTATTCAAGCCAAGTATTCCTGACTTCACCCGTCCAGAAGTGGGCGAGAATAAACAACTTTCACGTATTCGTGGCGCACGTAATGAGGCTAGAGCCTATGATGTTATTCCTGTTGTATTAGGCAAGCGGCAGGTTGTTCCTGCATATCAAGCAACACCCTATACAGAGATACGTGGTGAAGATGAGTGGTTTAAGATGTTGTTGTGCGTAGGCTATGGTCCTATGCAGATTGAGAACATCCGAATTGGTGATGCCCCTATTACCAACTACGAACACCGTATGGCGATTGTGGATCATTACCAGAATACAAGTCTCTCAGCGTTACGTCAGATTTGGCCTGCTGATATTGTTCAGGAGACTGTTAACGTTCCCCTAGCCTTTGAAGGCACACGTACCATCGTAAACAGGGCTACAGTCGCCCAAATTGACCGTGTAAGCGTAGATTTCTTCTATCCTAGGGGAATATACCGTATTAACGAAAGTACTGGCAGAGAGCAATCTAGGACGGTTGCAGTGATGCACGAATACCAAGACCCAACTGATAATGAATGGGTTATTGTTGCACACTCAGGAAACGTACCTTCAGCAGCCCTACCGTTTGTATTCAAGACGGTTGATGGTGTGAGTTATATCAAAGGTTATACGGGTCTGGTTAACTCTGTTGTACGTTCTGGATCAACTGCCAGACAGCGTAGAAGCAACATTACTTATGAAGTCCCTAATGTATCACAAGCTATCAATGTTCGATCACGTAAGGTAAGCCCTCAAGACACCCCTGATGACACCAAGCTGCAAGATAGTGTAGAGTGGAGCGTACTACGTTCTATCCGAAATACATCTGAACAACAGTTCCTCAATCTCATTGGTGATAAAGTTCCACCAAGATATATTGATGGACAGCCTGTTAAAGTATTCCGTCCCGTTATCATTGCTTTAGAGATTAAGGCAACAGATCAGCTTAATGGTATTATTGATAACCTGAACGTTGATGCGACAATGTGTGTTCCGTCTGATTGGAATGTTGATTGGAGAGACTGGACGAATAAAACTCTAACTCCATCAGAGAATCCTGCTGATGCATATCGTTGGCTGCTGCAAGGTCCAATGAATGCTTCCCCATTACGTAATGCCAGACTAGATCTTGAGGGTATGCTTGTATGGCGGAATCGAAACATTCAAGATGGTTGGAAGATTTCTAGCCTTATTGATTATGAATCAACTTTATTGAAAGAGTTGGGGCAAGTTGCATTTACAGGACGTGCTGAGTTTGGGTTTATTGATGGTAGGTATGGTGTGGTTGAAAAGATTGCACGGTATACACCTGTTCAAATATTTACACCAAAGAACAGCCGAGACTTCTCTTCCGCAAGAACTTATCCAGAAGTAACAGACGGAATAAAATTTCAGTTTGATAACCGAGAGAAAGATTACCAAAAAGACGAGGATATATTCTATGACCTGACAATCCCTACAAATGAACGTAGGGGACGATTTACAGGTGTAGATTTCTGGGGCGTTGCTGATAGAGATTTAGCCTACAAACATTCACGGTTTGGTTACTATGAAACCAAGCTAAGACGTGAAGTGTATAAGCTGACGACAGACTTCGAAGGTTTACGTGCCACACGTGGTGATCTTGTACGTATTCAAAATGACGTGATTGATGTTGGATTAGGTAGTGGTCGTATTAAGGCTATTACAGGGAATCAAATAGTTATAGATGAGATGGAAGGGTTGCCTTCAGAAATCGCAGAGACTGTGTTTTGGAACAACTCAACTATACTATTTAATAGTGATGAAGTTTTTTGGAATAATGGCGACGATGTTGTGGTATATGGTTTCCAGATTCGCTGCTCCAATGGAACCATTTCCACTATTACAGCTACATACTTAGGTGATAACACATGGGGAACATCTGACCCAATTCCTGTATGTGCAGATGTTGGGGACTTAATCGTCTACGGAGAAGCTGGTAGAGAAACACTTGACTGCATCGTTGATAACATTGAATACCAAAATGACTTGGTATGTGTTCTTACCTTAATCAATGCAGCCAATGAAATCTTTGAACTTGATGACGATTTTATCCCCGAGTTTGAATCGGGATTAACAGAACGTCCTGATTATAAAGTTCCAACACCACCTGAGTTCCAAGTAGGTTTGGCTGGATTTGATATTGCCCGTGGGCTGATGTACGTGAGTATTGGTGCTGTTCCTGATATTAATGAGGTTACAGGTTATCAGTTACAAGTTAGACGTGTAAGCGATGACCCAGAGATAACATTAGATTGGGTTGATTATGAAGTGCCTCAGAACGCCTCACAATTCGTTGTGAGCGATGTTACGAGAGGAGATACCTATGAGCTAAGAGCCAGAACAATCGGCTCTAACAGGCTATTTAGCCCCTTCACGGCGATTTCTACAGTAGAGGTTCCAGAAGGATTGCCTGCACAGCAGATCGTTGGTGTCAGCTTTGATCATACTCTTGATGGCACATTGATTAAATGGGATCAGGCAACAGATGCCGATTTCCAATATTATGAGCTGCGTACCAATGTTAACTTCAGTGATGATGTTGGGTTAGTTACAAGAACAACAAGTAATGTGTTCAATGTAGGTTATTTGCTTGGTGGTCAGACGTATTATGTTTCTGCCAAGACTCGGTTTGGTGTGTACAGCAATACGCCTACACAGATCAATGTAAGTAGTCCTGTTGTTGGTACACCTACAAGTCTTGATATTGAGCTGATCAGGGATAAAACCAGAATCACTTGGCAAACACCTTCTAGCAGCTATCCTATTGAAGATTACGATGTTCGTAAGAATACACCACAAACAGGAACTGGGTTAGAGAATAGTATTCTATTGACCACAATAAAAACCACCCTGTTTGAAATAGCTTCAGAAGAAGCTGGGGAATATGTTTATTGGGTAAGGGCTAAGGATATTGCTGGTAATATTTCTGATTATGTTACAAATCAGGTGCATATACTGTCTCCCAGCACACCTACAGGATTGGTGGCAACAGGTTTGTTCAGAAGTGTTCAGTTAAATTGGGATCAACCAACATATTTCGGACACGATTTCACCGAGATATATCGCAGCCTTACGAATGATATAGGAGATGCTGTAAAGGTTGGGGATACAACTGGTAATTACTTTGTAGATGCCGTTGATGGTGGCGACACTTTTTACTACTTCATTAGGAACATCTCTGTCACAGGAACACCCAGTAATTTCTCAGCAAGTGCTTCTGTTACCACTCCTGCGAATGCAGACGTTTTGAAGCAGGATTTGCTGAACCAGATAGGTTATGACCAGTTCGATGTGGCTAGTGGAGTATTTCCTGTACGTCTTGTAACAGAACTTCCTGAATTACCTAATCCTTTATACCCTGTTGGGGCGATTGTATCCTTAGCTCCACATGGAGAGCTGTTCAATAGTACAGGCACTACGTGGGAAGGCGTTATAGCAGACATAGAAGATGGCAGTATCACCACCACAAAGATTGCGGATGATGCTATTACTACACCCAAAATATTTGCTAACGCCATCACTGCTGGTAAGATTGCAGCAGGGGCTGTCATAGCCGATAAGATTGGAGCAAATGCTGTCACAACAGATAAGCTGGATGCTAATGCTGTAACGGTTGAAAAGATTGTAGCAGGGGCTGTGACGGCTGATAAACTTGATGTTACAGAGCTGAGCGCCATTACTGGTAATATGGGGATACTGACTGCTGGTAAGATTGAGTCTCAACAAGTTGACTCAAAGAACAAACCTCTGGTAGAGTTAGATTTAGATAATGCAAATTTCTCTTTGAGGTCTGCTGCGACAGGTGGTAGGTTGGAAATAACAGATGAGAGAATTGACGTTTACGACGCTAATAATGTTTTAAGGGTTAGGTTGGGGAGGTTAGATTAATGCCTGAAGATTTAAAAAATATAAGGTTTAAAGAGTGTGGTAGGGATTACCCTTATCTAGATTGTTACGGCTTATTTAGATATTTGAATTCTAAACAAAAATTACCAAAGGAGGAAAATGTAGGGTACTCCAACACGACCACGCACAGTAGGTTAGAAGCTATAGACAAATTAGAAAGAACCATAAATAGTTTCATGGAGGTTTGCACTCCAGAGGAGTGTGTTTTAGCAGTCTCTTTCTATAACAGAGGTAAGTATTTAGGAAGAATGAAACATTTATACCCTAAGTATCTCCAATATTATGTTGACCTTTGTCCAGCTTTTCAGCTGGTAAGAAGAGTCAATGATTTTGATGGAAACCCTAACATCAAATATTATCGTTTTAAAAAAAATAAGGTTTAAGAATGATCTACGGTTTACAAGTTTTTGATGACAGTGGTAGTGTCATGTTGGGGGAGACAGTGACCAATTATGCAATAGTGGGGAGGGAAGTTTTCACAACCACAAGTAATGACTTAGTTATTGATCTATCTTCTTATGACCCTCAAGCAGATAAAATCTTCATACTTACTACAGCTATTTTAGCAATAGGTTTTGTAGGGACAAGTGGTGGTTTTGAGATAACTTACTCAGGCAGTTCGGCCACTATACTTAATGTGGGGATTGGTAGAACCTTAGAGTTACTTATATTAAGGAGTTCATGATTAATATGTATGGTGTAAATTTAACCAAGGGTAATGGAAGGACTTCTCTATCATCCTCTGATGAAAATATGGTTAATTATATAGCTAAAGTTGTTGTGGACATATCTAATATCAATGTGAACAACCTTCAAATGGTCGGTTCTCTTAATAGCAGGAGAAGATTTTTAAGTATTATACCGGGGACAAACCCTAAAGGCGTGGACGAGTTATCAGGTTTCGATGATGTGTTAATTTTCCACAAACCGTTGCCTTTTTTATCAGTGTCATCTGCACGGGGAGAGGATTACCTTAATGGTACAAGTGTTGGGGTTTCGACTTATGGTAACTACAGCTTGTACAATACTATTGAGCTGTATATATTTGGAAGGATTCCATCCGAATCTGATGTTAATTTTGGTTATGGGATAAATGTTTTCAATAATATGGGCGATGCTGTTTTTTCAACAAACTATAGGGTTATAACCATAGAAGACTCTCTAACTGTTTTTTATCCTCAAAGGAGTATTACCAGTAATTACCAAGGTTATCCGACCATAGTCCCCATACCCAGTATTAGTAATAAATTATATATGATGGGGGGGACAATACATGATAACGATTTCACTAAAGATGGTTACACATTAGGGGTAATACCTTTTATACGAAATAATTCCATATATTTCTGGACCGAATACATAGATAGCGGGGGGTCTGGAATAACCACTACAGTAGACCCAAACTGGTTACAGATTTTTTCTACAGTTAACGTTTATGATATAACGCCTCCCAAGGTTTACTACTTAAATTTTGATGATATAACTTAACCCCCCATCCACACCCCTCTATTGTCCTACCAAACATATAAACAGGACAATAGAGGAACACCTAGATGCCCTACATAAACAGGCCACTCGATACGAGCCCAACCACCACACAGACGATTAAAGCTGGTGGGGACGCTATCAATGATAATTTTGATGCAATACCAGATATGTTGGGTGAAAAGGCTGACATATCTTCCTTAGCCCCTGTTGCCACATCTGGCGACTATAATGACTTAACCAATAAACCTGACTTATCTGTTCTTGAGGAAGTATTGGTATTCCCAGACTTTGCAAGTTTCCCACCTACAGGTGAATCTCAGAAAGTGTATATTGCTGAGGATACAGGTTATATGTACCGTTGGTCTGGTGCTGAGTATGTGCAGCTTACAGATCAGACGGCTATTTGGGGACAGATTTCTGGCAGCTTGTCTAACCAAACAGACTTGCAGAATGCTTTGAATGCTAAAGCAAATCAATCTTTTGTAGAAGGTGAAGTATCAGACCTACAAGGTCAAATAAACCTTAAAGCAAACGATAATGAAGTGGTCAAGCTAACAGGTGATCAGTCCATCACTGGCACTAAAACCTTTGACCACATAGCCTTTGATACAACCACCACCAAAGAAGTTACCAAGGGAGAATTTGCTTGGAATGATGATGAGGGAACTCTCGATCTAGGGCTTAATGGTGGTAACGTCACCCTACAACTTGGTCAAGAAACTGTCTACAGAGTTACAAACAATTCCGGCTCTCTTATTACTGATGGTATGCTTGTCATGGCTGTTGGTACAGTGGGAGCCTCTGGACGAATCCTTGTAGCTCCTTATGATGGGACATCTCCATCTAAGCGTATTATGGGGCTAGCTACAGAAGATATTCCCAACGGTGCTGATGGGTATGTTACACATTTCGGCAAGGTGCGGGGCATCAATACATCCATGTGGACTGAAGGGGATATTCTATGGGCAAGCCCTGCTGGAAATGGTGCTTTGACAAATGTTAAGCCAGAAGCTCCAGCCACCAAAACCCTTGTAGCCATTGTTATCAATAGCCATCACCAAGTTGGTACAGTGTTAGTGAGGGTAAGTCAGGGAAGTAATCTTGATGATGATGAGTTGGTGGAATTGGAGACTCTTAGTAGTGGCGATACGTTAGTTTACAACAGCACAGAAGGACGATTTGAAAATATCCCTAATAGCTTTTTGTCATTAATAGATACACCTGCCGATTACTCCGGTCAAGAAGGTAAGCTGGTTAAGGTTAATCCTTCAGGTAATGGATTAATTTTCGGTGATCCTTCTGGGACAACGGTTAGTTGGGGAGATATTCAAGGTGATGTATCAGACCAGACAGACCTAGGAGATATTGTCACTAGGGACGCTGATGAGTTTGTTGGACAGACTTCCGCAACAGGTGCAGCGCAATTACCTGTTGGAAACACCGCACAAAGACCCGCAACGCCATCTGAAGGGATGGTCCGGCGTAATTCTCAGCTCGGATATATTGAAGAATATGATGGAAATGGTTGGGTTGAGATCGGTGGGACGGTTTCTGATGCTGTGTTGTTGACAGGGGATCAGACTGTTGGTGGAATTAAAACATTTACAGAATCCCCCATTATACCCTCCGCCACAAATAATTCTGAAGCCTTGCAACGCGGACAGATAAACACCGCAAATAGCTCTGAGGTCAAAACCGCGCTAAATGCTACAGGTGATGCACCGATATATGCTTGTAGGGCATGGGTAAATTTTGATGGGACAACTACACCTCCTACGATTAGAGCTAGTGGGAATGTGAGCAGTGTTGTGAGGAATGGTACAGGGGATTATACGGTTAATTTCATAACTCCCATGCAAGATACATCATACACCACTCTAGTTGCAGCAGGGTTGGTTCTACCATCAAGTACAACAGCTTCTGATGCGGCTGTTCAAAGTCAATCCACGTCATCGGTACAGGTTAGGATGTATGATACTAATGGTAGTTCTTTCCGAGACGGATCGGGTCTTTTGACCGTTATCAGGTAGGAGGAATATATGAAGGTTGTAATTTATAAGCAAGACGACGGACAAATAGCAGTGTTATCTCCTACATCGGAATCACTGGAGCATCATTCCATTCTCGAAGTGGGTGTTAAAGACGTCCCAGAAGGTAAACCTTTTGCCATTGTAAACATTTCTGACCTCCCACAAGGTATTCCTCAAGAGGTTTGGGAAGTCGATGATGACGATTTGAAAGATGGTGTAGGAGGCAGATCGAATGAGTTTTAATATAGGTGTAAACCTTGACAAGTATAAAGAGATTAAAATATCTACTGTAAATAGTCTACGTGACTCCAAACTGCTCACCTTCACCTACAATGATGTAGAATTCCAAACTCGTCCAGAAGATCGTGAAAATATATTAGGGCAAGCCTTGGAAATATCACTGGGTTCAGATGAAGATGTTAGTTGGATTGCTGCTGATAATTCTGTAATAACATTCGCTCCAGAAGAATTTGTCACCTTCGCTAAAGAGGTTGCAGAACATAAGCGTGAATGTATATTCAAAGGTAGAATGATGAAGGATGCTATTCTTGCCGCCATCTCTAAAGAAGAGGTGGACAATATAAGCTGGCCTGAATAATGACCACAGAAGAAAGAAGCCGATTAGAATTAGAACGAGATTATAAGCGTTGGAATGTCAGACGTAGAATAACTATATCTTCCGTTATTACAAATACAACGATAATCCTGTTCTACATGCTGTCGGCTTTCTTTCTTGACCCATCTCAGGCAGAAATACTTCAGCAATTCAATTCTATTGCTATCACGATTATTGGTGGGAATTTCTCCATCATTCTAGGCTATCTAGGTTTAGCCACGTATGATGATGTAACCAAACGTCCCTAAATTATTGTCAATCCTCCTATATAAGATATAGGAGAAATTTATGACTGACAAAACCCCTTCCCCAGATTTCCTGATCCCAATGCACGAACATATTGATAAGATTATTCTTGCAGCAGCCCCACGTATCAACATTGAAGAATGGCGTGACCCAATCATCACGTCTACACGTGAGTGGAATATTTACGATGAACGTTTCTGTATGTTCCTTGCTCAGATAGCCCACGAATCAAATGATATGAACAGACTATCAGAGAATCTGAATTACTCTGTAGAGGCTTTACTATCATTGTTTGGGAGACATCGTATCTCGGAAGCTGATGCCGATAAATACGGAAGGAAGGCTGGGCAACCAGCCAACCAACAAATGCTTGCCAACATCCTTTACGGTGGAGATTGGGGCAGACGTAATCTAGGAAACATTCACCCCAATGATGGTTGGGATTACCGTGGACAAGGCCCAAAGCAGATCACAGGACGATACAATTATCAAGTATGCGGTGAAGCTATTGGAGAAGATTTAGTCAATAACCCATCTCTGCTATCTACAGATAAATATGTAGGAATGAAAGCCGCCTGCTGGTATTTTTCTGTAAGGACTAAGGGAACAGATATTGTTCAAGTTACACGTCAGATTAATGGTGGTACAATAGGACTGGAAGATAGACGCATACGATTTGAACGTGCGTTATCTGAATATAACAAACTGAAGGCACTTGCCTACAATAGCTGAGGAAATTCTGATGAGAACATTCCTGAAGTATTTGAGACAGATATTTATTGCTGTAGATCAGCTTGTTAATTGCTTAATCTACTCTTCACATGATAAAGAGCATTATGGGTATGGTTGGGGATATGCTGACGAAACAATCTCAGCAAGGTGTTGGCGATTACGTGAGACGACATGGTTTTGGAGAGGGATGCAGGAAGCATTGGATATTCTATTCTTCTGGGATAAGGGATTACATTGCTATTTATCCTATATGGCTGAATGGGATAAGCATCAGCTTCCTAGTCATTATAAAGATGCTCCAGAAGCCCTCAGAATGCCTCCTGATAGGTTTTAAGGGCCAATTAGGGAGATTGTATGGGGTGGTGTTAAATCGTCACAGAACACAATACAGAGCCTTACAGGTATATACAGTCCTCTCCCTAATATTGTCCTATTCGCTTGAACGTTCACAACATATTAGAGGAATTCCTAATGACTACAGAAGTTGTAATACCAAAAGATGATGAATTTCATCTGGTTTTATCAGGACCGGGTAGAATTCAAATTGCCAACAATGATGGCGTATTGGCACATTATTCAGATACAGCTCCAACTCCAGATGCCGCAGTACATTTGGAGAAAGGTAATATTGCCTATCCGGGTGAAGATAATGTTTATATTAAAGTGTTGCCGAGTTCTTTGGCGGATAAAGTGGCCCTGATAGTTACAGAGGTGGAGGTGATACAATGACATTCCCTTATGGTGAAGGGGGATTTCCACAAGTATTCCCTGTAGATAAATTGGCAAGACCTTCTCCAAGGATCACTAACCGAGGTATTACGGAAGCGACTATTGCTTGGGATGCCGTAGCTGGGGCAACAAATTATGTTGTGCTTCGTAATGGTGTTCAAGTGGCTTCTGGAAACATTTTTGAATATACATTCACAGGATTAACGTCTGGGCAGCTTAATAGTGTTCAGGTTAAGGCTGAAGGTGGTGGTAAGGAGAGTCGGTTTGCTACGATTGGTATTACAACTGGCAGATTAACACGTCCCGTATTATCTGTTGTTAGCAAGACTTCTACAACTATTAACTTAGCCTCAACTAATCCAGATGGTATGTCTGAGGTTGAACTGTATCAAAATGGCGAGCTGATTAGTCAGGGAAGTTTGTTCACTTGGGGTTTGACTGGATTGCAAGCAGATACGGAGTATAGCTTTGCAGCCAGAGTTGGTGATGGTGAAGGGAATTGGTCTCCTATGAGTTTGGTGTTGGTGGTAAGGACGGATGAGGTTATTATACCAGTGTACACCCCACCGACACTGACCGAGGTTAGCAAGACGGATACGACGATCATCGTGTCCTGGGATGACCCAGACGATCTGGAGCTGTTTGAGGTACGCATCAACGGCGGCGAGGCTGGCACCAGCAGTGTCACTGAGGCTGAGTTTACCGGGCTGGATGCGGACACCGATTATTTGGTCGAAGTCCGTGCTGGTGACGGCCAGGGTAACTGGTCGCCGTGGGGATCGTTGACTGTGCGGACGAATGAGGCGGAAGAGCCAGCCGAGCCATCAACTATAACAATGAGCATTGATGATTTTCAGTCGGGTATTGTCGGGCCGGTCGATCTCGACAGGGATGCTAATCGCGTATATTTGATGGCTGGCGGACGCTCTGCATGGATCGGCTATATCGACGGCACTGAGGCGTATGTATACGCAGGAGGATCTGCGTCTGACCATAACCGTCTACTGATTTCAATCGACGGCGGTGCAGAGTTTTTGCCGGAGGTTGTTGATCCCAACAAGTTCAAAATTTTTGAAGGCGCACAGTCCCGCAGACTGGTAAAAATCCGAATTGGTAACGCCTACGGCAATAACTCAGGATTCCCAAAATCAGGGCCGTGCCTAGAGGTAACGGGTGTAGATCCGGCTATCGCTATTCCGAGCTGGTTGAATGCATTCGACGATACAAACTGGATCACATCAGCGGTCATTGGTAGTGTGGCAGGGTTTGAACGCCAGCCAATACTGAGAGGTACTACGTCAGATAACGGATCATCAGTACCTACAATTCGATTCACGTCTGAGAATGTAAGCGAGATCAAGGTCTACACACATGCACCCACAGTCTGGTACTCAGTTGATGGCACCATAGTAGATAAAATTGAGACTGGTCAGACAGTTGCGGCTGGACAGATTGTTTCAATTACAGGACTTCCAGCAGGCCAGCATAGCTACAATGTGTGGCTCGATAACTCAGCTAGGCCTAGCGGCATGGGCTTTGCAGTTGCGCCTGATCAGTCATTACTACCGCTTGATGCAATAGGACGTATGGACCAGTACGGTGACTCTATTACTCAGTCTACAGGCGATCTGGGCCGCGTGGATACTATGCGCGCTGCTGCTCGACTGGGATATGCAGGATCAACCTCAGGGGTCTCTGGTAATACCATTGCCGACTTACTGACTCGCCTGCCTGCCGCACTGGCTCAACGCATCCCTGACGATCAGGCTGACGTTGCTGTGCTGGCAATTGGACGCAATGATGTAGGCTCAGCCTGGGATCAAACCAAAAAAGACAATTATCTGGCGATAATCAATCTGCTGCTGGCTGAGTATAAAACCGTCCTCTGCCGTGGCGTCTTGCCTGAGGGGTCTGAGACATGGCCATCACAAAACGGAGATATTGAGCAAATTGTGACAGCGCTGGATGATCCGAACGTCATATTTATTGATACATCGGAATGGGCTGGTATCGACACGCTGGATGGAGTGCATCCCAGTGAGACTGGTTTTGCTCAGATCGCAGATTACGCAATCCCGGCGTATGCGGATGTGCTTGGTATTACGCTAGGAGACTAACATGCTCACCTACATCCTAACCATCCTCGACTGGCTCAGCTGCGGCGTCAATGCCGCGCTGCTGCTGGGCCGGAACGACGAATCAGGGTGCAAACCAGTACCACTGTAAAGGTGTTGATAATTAATTGGGTACTCAGCAAGCCCCTTAATCGGGGCTTTTTCTTGTCTGAAATATTATCAACAATCTGGAGATAACCATGTTTAAGAAATTCATGCCATACATATACGTCTCAGCCCTCATAGCAGCTTTCATAGGAGGTTTCACCGTATCCCAATGGAAACTAGGGAATGATGAGAGGATACGCTTAGAGACGCAAATAGAAGCTCAGAGACGTATTGATAATGCCCTCTACGATATCTCCATGCAAACACAAGAGGCTATTTCTAATATCCGTATAGAGAATAGAAACATATACAATGAAACACGTACAGAGATATTGGAGAAGCCAATCTACAACGAATGTATTATTCCAATAGAGGGGATTAATCTAATCAATAGAGCGAGGGTTGGAGGATGAAAATTGTATTAATATTATTTGTAGCGATACTGCTAACAGCCTGTTCCACCACACAACAGACAAGAGTATTGAACATAGATGCTTCTCTGATGCAGCCATGTCCCCCTCTCACCCTAATCAATGGTGAAATATCTTTAGGAGATTACATCCTGCAAGGTATTGAAGACTACGGTTTATACAACGAATGCAGGGTAAGCAAGCAAGGCTTAATCAATGCAATTAACGAATACAAGAAGGGTGGATAATGTCTATATAATTATTCATTATTATAACATTTAATTATTAAGGGGATGGAATGAGTGAGGACATTAACCACAGATTAGAACGATTGGAAGAGTCAAACAGTGAGCTACGTAAGGCAGATGTAGCTATGCAACAAACACTTCAAGAACTCGTAACCAATACACAGCTAATCAACCTAACATTGAAGATGTTAACAGATGACATCCATCCCCGTATTAAAGAATTGGAAAAGGAACAAGGGGAAATCAAGAGGCAACTATCCAACAATTCCCTGATCATAAATGCTGTTAAGAGTGTGGCTATGTTGATTGCAAGTGTTGGGATAGGGATGGTGTTACTACACCTATTCGGAGGATGATATGGATTATTTAGAGATATTCTATAAATTACTGGGTGTTGATAATCGCATGTACATCTTCCACACAGTTAATCTTGTATTGTATGTGTTTGCTTCATTGATGGCATTACGCCTGTTGTGGTTCACGTTCTCTGAAAAGAATCTGTTCAAACCTCATCCTAAGATGAGACGGCATACAGACTATTCCAGAGCTGACATTTGCAAAGTGATACGTGTGACATTGGTGAGTATTATTAGGTTGTGTATAATCTTCCTGTTCCTACAATGGGATTGGATTGTAACAGATAAGAATGAGATTGTAGGAACATCCAATAGTGTGTTATGGCTTATATTCGATTACATGAATGTTATCTGTTACATTTGTGTGATTACATCAATACGTGTAGGGTTGCAGTGGGTTGGTTTTACAGGAAGTTGTTGTGAAGATCGAAGAAAGCATGTTGGTTTGGCTGAATAGAAAAGAATCTGTGAAAGGGAATAAGGGGCTTATACGCCCCCCCCTTTTTTTGTATCTGTGGGTTATTATGTTCTACACTCTTGTCTGCAACTAAACACACAACAAACAAGAGGAACAATCATGCCATACATCCTAAAGTCTCAATTAGACTCCCTTGAAGACTTCTGCTCACAATCGTCCTACACACTTTCCAGCAACACATCCAAGAAGAACCCCTTTACAATCAAAGCAGGTAAGACTGCTATCAAACTATCTACACACAAAGACTTACCTAAACACTACCTGCTCAATGATGATGCGTGGGATATGCTGGAGGAATTTGATGAATATTTGTGTGGTAGAGATGTTGACAAGGGGAATTGATTGAAGTAGTCTGAGGCCATTGTTGACCAAATGAAGAGGAAATAGAAATGACACCATGTGAAGAATTGGGATATAAGGTTGGGGACAAGTTTGTGATTGTAGCCGACACTGAGTACCACTATTCGAAAGGAGATATTGTAACACTTGATGAAGACGATGGAACCAATATGCCATACTTCAAGGTAAAAGACTCTTGGTGCAGTAGCCGTATCCATCTGTTTGAAGTTGAGAAGATCGAAAAAGAATCTACAAACCGCCGCCCACACGCCGACCTGATCATCCAGTGGGCTAATGATTCAGACCTTATCTGTATGGTTAAGTATGGAGAAACTTGGACAGAAACTCCAGACCCATCTTGGTTTGAAAATAGAGAATACAAACTCGTCAGTCGTACCAAAGCTGAACAACAGAAACAAGAACTACAAGCTAAACTTGAATCCCTGAAAGAAGAAATGAACAAAATCACAGAAAAAATCAATAACCTTGGAGTATGAAAAATGAAACCAATCAGCCTAACAATCAAAACACTTATCGTGGCAGCAGCTATAAACCTAACTCCCACACAATCAGCTATTGCTGAAACACATTCGATGTTGGGTCTTGAATGCTCCTATTGGAAGAATATTTCTCAGTCTGTTAAACGATTACATGACCGAGGTGTTTCAGAACGTCTTGTATTAAACTTTATTGCAAATGAATGGGAAGGTGAGATGCCTAGACGAAATGTTGAAATGATGTATTCTATTACAAATAATATCTACGATAACCCTACTCGGACAGAAGCTGAGGTTCTGTATCACACTAAGGTTTTGTGTGAGGTTGTTGAATGAATGGGAATGTATCTGGTTGGCTCCCTAATTACTTCATCGGGGATACGAAAGTGATTGCATTGGACGATATGATATTTGCAGCATGTGAGTATTCGGATTTAGGCGAAGAACGTCTTGCCATAGAAGTTGATCAGATCATATCTTCTGTGGGGTTTGCCAATCATTCCCTGAAAATGATAATGAACAAAGTGGTGGAAGAAGATGCTAAATGATGCAATCGGATATGGTGAGCGTGTAGAAGATGGATTGAATGATCTGGTGTTACATGCTGTCAAAGTGGAAATGCAAAATGCTGAGTTGAAAAACTTGACAAGAATGTTATTGAACAAGATAATGTCTGAAGGTGTTTCGCTTACACAGAGTGAAGCGGATACAATCAAGCAAAAATCAATTGAATTGGGAGTAATTTGAAATGACTAAGATGACGCCATGTGAAGAATTAGGATACAAAGTTGGAGATAAGTTTGAGGTGTTGGAAAGCAGTGCAGGCTTCACTCCAGGTGCAATCATAGAGTTGTATGAGGATGATGGTTCTGATTGCCCCATTTTTAAGGGGTTAAATTCACAATATAAGCATTGTGACGGTGAAGAGGGCACTTACTTGGAATTGGATAATGTCAAGAAAATTGAAGGAGAGAAAACACATTGTCAGAAACTCGGTTATGAAATTGGGGATAAGTTTGAGGTAATCAGTGACGATGAGGGTGTTGTACCTGCTGGCACCTTAGTAACCTTAACATCGGACACAAATAGTAGATCCCCTTGGTTTGCCGATGATTACGGTAACAAACATTCTTTATGGTTACATGAGGTAAAGAAGATTGAAGAAACCCCTAAACCAACTTCCATGAAAGACCTCTACCCAGAATACTACAAGGACGTATCACACTTATCAGAGATTGATGTATATGCTGTACATGACCTGTTCCCTATTAACGATCCGTCTGGCTGCATTCAACATGCAAGCAAGAAGCTTCTGTTATCAGGTGTACGTACAGGTGGTAAGCCTGCTTGGAAGGATATTAAGGAAGCAAGGGATACATTAACACGTAAGCTTCAGTTGATGGGAATTGAATAGTCCTAGAACGCTCCAGAATCGTTTCTAAGCCGTTTTCTGGGTTAAGGAGTGTGGTAGGATGGGCTGAGGTTAAAACGGCTTAGAAAGCAAAATAGGGGGCATTACAGCCCCTTTATTTTTATTGATCAGGTGTAATATCCTTACACTCCCCTTCAAAGTCTTCCCTATTCACATCCACCCCCAATAGCTGACTCAGTTTATTAGCTACATTTGAGGTTGTATCTACATTCACAGTAACACCACCAGAAGGCGTCTTTCCATAACGTTCACGATCATTCGCTTCCAATGCCTTCAACAACAGAGCATTATCATGCTTGACGGTTTCAGTGATTAGGTTACCTTCCCCATCATACACCTTCACTTTATTCCCATTGAATATACGATCATACAATTCATTCTCCAATCCTCCAACAGCTTTAGCTCGGGCAATATCAACACGTGCAGAGAACTTTGGGTCACGTTTCATCAGCTCGTACACAGTCTGACGGACGATCCCTACAGAGGATGCTGCCGTAGTTAGGTTGCCGTGCATAGAGAGCTGGCGAAGGAATTCTCGTTGTTTGTTCACATCGAACATCGTATATTTCAGACGATTCTTTGTGCGTGAATTGGGGTGCTTACCATTGCTACGTGTAGGACGTTTTGGCAAGGTCTTCTCAGGCAATGAATCCAACACTTCCTTTGGTAAAGGTTCTAGTTCATCAAGGGTCTTGGAAAGGTCATTATCCAGTGTATCTTCCAGCTTGTGTTCAACGGTTTTTTTCTTAGGCATGTCATGTATCCCTTATTGTAATTTTAAGCAATGTATGCTGTAATGCTACGTGCATGTGTAAAGATATGTGTAAAGACACTAGGAGGGATTGAGGGGTTGAAGAAAGAAAATTCAAAAGGGGTTTTGGTTGAATATGATCTACCTTGCCCTAAGTGTGGAAGTAGTGACTCATTAGCGATTTACCAAAAGAAAATAGAAGACAAGTTGGTTTATGACGGAACTTGCTATTCTAATTGCGGATACATACACCCACAAATGATTAGTGATAATTTCGATACATCAAATTTTAAGGAGAAAAAAGTGCAGAGAGAATCAAAAATGATTACAGATGAAGAACTCCAAACTGTTCAGTCCATGGAGATGAGAGGTTGGCGTGAACGAGGTATTGTTCGTGCAGTGTGTGAGAAGTACGGTGTATACACTAAGTTTGATGAAGATGGAGTTGTGCATTATCGTTACTATCCGTGTACTGAAGGTGGAACAATCTCAGGATACCATGTGCGTAATGATAAAATTAAGCAAGCACGTAAGAAGGATAAGACTGTCAAAGGTTTACCGTTCTTCCCTATCGGACGTGTACGTGCTACGTCAGAATTGTTCGGACAGTCTTTGTTTACTAAAGGTGGTAAATATTTGGTTATCACTGAAGGTCAAGAAGATTGCATGGCAGTGTATCAGGCTCTGAAAAAAGATGATTACGAAACCCCTGTTGTTTCACCCCATGTAGGGAGTGGTAACTCTGCTTCCCAGATTCAAGCAAATTTTGCATGGGTGAATAGCTTCAAGACCATTGTACTGATGTTTGATAATGACGAAGCTGGTCAAGAAGCGGCTGCTGCAATCAGTAAGATGTTCGGGCATGGTAAGGTGATTGTTGCGAATCTAACACTTAAAGACCCTTGTGAATATTTGAAGACGAAAGGTGGCGCACAACAGTTACGCCAGTTGTTCTGGTCAGCAATGCCTAAGCGTCCTTCACAGGTTCTCACTGTGCGTGATATTTATGAACGTGCCATGAAGATGCCAGAAATGGGTATTTCGTTACCTTGGCCTTCAGCTACAAGGGCGACTCTTGGGGTCAGACGTGGTGAGATTCATGTGATTGGTGCTGCCCCCAAAATAGGCAAGACCGAACATCAACATCAGTTGATCAAACACTTCACAGAAGTGCATGGTGAAATGGTTGGGGTAATGTCGCTTGAGGAAAAACCCTGTGACATTGAAGAAGGTTGCTGGATATGCAGGACAGTTCACCAAACCACCGATTGGCGGTTACACCATAGAAGAGATGGAGAGGGCTTTCAATCTGTTAGAAGAGATGTTCTACTCTTCTGGTGTGCGTTAAGAGATTCTTGCTACTGTTCGTTACTGGGCATCAGGTATTTGGTTATTTATCATCCCATTGACCGCTCTAGTTGCAGAACATTCATCAGGAGCCATTCTGAACTCATTTATGAGAGCAGCAAGTATGGCGATGGAACTGCAAGTTACTTTCTTTATGTATTCACACGTTCCTGTAAAGAGTGGTACACCACACGATGCTGGAGGCGATGTATTATCATCACAGTTCACAGGTTCACGCGCAATGGAGAAATGGAGTCATTACGGGTGGGGTATTCAGCGTCGTACAGAGAAAGAGATTCTGCGCACGGCGCGTGTAACGTTATTGTTTCGATTTGGGTATTATTTTGCTTTCTAGCACACAAACGATTGGAGGATGCCGCCATTAGACGAATTGGCTCCATCAATGGAAGATGCTTTCGGGTATTCCGACGATGCTCTACCAAGCATCGAAACTGTTATTCTGAATGATGCGGAGGTCTATACTAATGGGACGTAAGAAGCCTAAAGTTTATAAGGATTTTGTTTGGGATATAGAAACATATAAAAACTTCTTCAGTATGGTAGTGAGTTATCCTGTTGAACGTAAGCGTTGGTCGTTTGAGATTTCAGATAGGAAAGATGAAAGACAGAAAATGATTCAGTTCTTGAGAGTCATTGCTAAGAATGATGGTCGGTTAGTAGGCTTCAATTCTATTGGGTTTGATTACCCCGTATTACATTACATTCTTAAAAACCAAGACTGCACGGTGGATGATATTTATGATAAAGCTATGTCGATCATTCGTTCTTTCAAAGATGAAGATAAGTTCAAGAACACTGTGCCTGAAAAAGAATGGTTGATACCTCAGCTTGATTTATTCAAGGTTCATCATTTCGATAACAAGGCTAGATCGACAAGTTTGAAGATGATTGAATTCAACATGCGAATGGAAGATATTCAGGACTTACCGTATGATCCTGCAATACCGCTCACATTCCCTCAAATGGATGAGGTTTTGTTCTACAACAAGCATGATGTTTTTGCAACAGAAGAGTTTTATAAAGGTTCAATTAATGCGATCCAATTCCGTGAAAAACTTTCGATGCAGTATAAGCGAGACTTCACTAACTTTAACGATGGTAAGATCGGTAAAGAATATTTCATAATGAAGCTAGAAAGTGAAAAACCAGGGATGTGTTACACCCAAACTAAACAAGGTCGTAAGTTAAATCAGACGATCCGTAAGCAGATCAATTTGGGTGAATGCTTGGTTCCCTACATCAAGTTCAAGCGTCCTGAGTTCAAGGCTGTACATGAATGGTTTAAGCGTAAGGTTATCACCGAGACAAAAGGGAGTCTTACGGATATTCCTGAACATGAACTCGGCAAAGAACTGGCGAAATATTGTGCAATGACGAAGAAGCAGAAGAAACTCAAGGGTAAACCTACAGATGAGGAACTTGCTGAAATTAAAGCAAAACTTCCTCTAGCTTGGGTTGAGGAGCGAATTCTTAAATCTAAGAAGAAGAGTTACTATCTGTGCTGGAACATTGCTGATAACTTAAATGTGGTTGTGGACGGGTTTAAGTATGACTTCGGAACAGGAGGATTGCATGGTGCAATCAGCAACAGTATATTTGAGACAACGAAGGATAGGGTAATTTTATCGTATGACGTAGCGAGTTATTACCCTAACTTGGCTATTAAGAATCGTATATACCCTGAACATCTGAGTGAGACTTTTTGTGATATTTATGAAGATGTATTCAACCAGCGCAAGTCCTTCAGTAAGGATCAGCCTGAAAACTTAATGATGAAACTGGCATTGAACAGCGTGTATGGTGATAGCAACAGTAAGTACAGTCCGTTCTATGATTCTAAATATACAATGACTATCACTATTTCCGGTCAACTTTCATTGATCATGTTGAGTGAATGGTTACTTGAAGTTCCGACTTTAAAGATGGTGATGGTCAATACTGATGGGTGTGAGTTCACAGTGGATAAGGCTTACAGAGAACAAGCAGAGCGTGTTTGTGCAGAGTGGGAGGCATTAACTAAGCTTACGCTGGAAGGTGTTGAATACAGTAAGATGTGCATTGCGAACGTTAACAATTACATCGCGGTAGATGTTAACGGTAAGATTAAACGTAAAGGGTGTTACGAGTATGACGGATTAGGGTGGCATCAAAATCAGTCATTCTTAGTAATACCCATGGCTGCTGAACATGAGTTGTTAGGTCGAGGTACTGTTGAAGATTTCATTTTCTCACATAAGGAACGTATGGATTTCATTGGTAGAACGAAAGTTCCACGTTCCTCTAGGTTGGTGTTGAGGTATCATGATGAAGATGGTAATATTCTAAGAGAAGAACCCCAACAAAATATTTGTAGATACTACATTGCAAAAGAAGGGGGTTCATTGATTAAAATTATGCCACCTCTACCTGACAAGCAGGATGAACGGGAGATAGGTATAGATAAGGAATGGAAGGTGAAGACATGTAATCACATGAAGGATTATGATGGTGATCTTAATTATGAATATTACATTCAGGCTGCTCAGAAGTTGGTTGATCCGCTTGAGTATACAGAATAAAATACAGTGAATCGCTTGACACCCAACCAACCACCCAATACAATAGCTGAACAAACAACGGAAACAGGAGATGAAGATGTACTCAATGACAATTATCAAAGTTAATACAGACTTCAAGGTGCGGGCAGCATTCGACACGTTTGAAGAAGCAAATGAAGTGATACAGGATTTCCTTGATGGGGAATCTATCATGCTGGATTCAGGTGGGGAATGCACCACATGCCTGAAGGCAGAATTCCTAAATGACTGTGCCTTGTACTTAAATCGTGATACCAAGAAATCAGCCTAAACAATATAGGAGAATGAAATGACAGACCTAATCACAGATATTCCAAATGATCCAGCTTTGAAGAAAGTTCTGACAAACTCTTCAACAGAAATCGTTGATGCAATGATTCAGATTGACGGATTCAAGGAGCTGGTCCGAGAAATTAAAGAGACAGCCAAGGAGAAAGGTCTTTGCCCTAAATTCCTTGCATCTTATGCTGCAATTGAATATGATCTGAAATACAAGGAAGGTAAGGCGAGTGAAACAACACTGGCTAAAGCTGAATTGATTGAAACGATCAAAGGGAATTAATCCCCAACAACAACGTGGATTCAACCTACACGTTAATTTGTTCAAATAGGTTGACGCAATATTTGAGAAATAACTGGGAATGTTCCCGACACACGATAATATAGATAGAGGATACCACTTATGGCAACTAAAGCTGTAGTTAAAAAAGATGGTAAATTTGAATACTTGTACCTAAAAAATGTGCCAGTGTTCTACGCTTGTGTGCACAAGCCAAAGAAGATGTTTGAGGTTGACCCAAACGCTAAAAACCCCTCAACTCATGAATACTCTGTGAATGTATTTGTTGATTCAGACACACGGGACATGCTTGAGGATAAAATCCTGCTGAACAAAACCCTGTTCGAAGTTGGCAAGGATAAGAACAAGAAGCGTAAGATCAAATTCCCTTTGGAAGATGATAAAGGTAATGAGCTGTATGCGCCTGTAAAGGGTATGCATGGCTTCACTATCACCCGTAAGTCCCTTAACAATAATGGTGATCCAGTCAAGATCGTCGTTGTTGATAAAGACGGTAACGAATTTAAGGAAGACCTTGGTAACATGACTAAGGTGAATATTCGTTGCTGGGGCTACCGTAACAAAGAGGATATGCTGGTGGTATCCCTTGATCTGGTGCAAGTGTTGGAGCATGTGCCGTATGAAGGTGGCGCTGGTGGTCGTATCGTTGACGATGAACTGGGTCTGGATATTGAACGTCCTAAAGTTGAAGAAAGCAAGCCAAATCCTGCTGCCGACTTCGATGACGTGGACGACGATGACGATCCGTTCTAACGACTAATTAATCCATAACACAACGCCTGCCAATTATGGTGGGCGTTTTCATTTGAGGAGACTCTATGACGAAAGATTCCTTGATATACCCAACACTAAAACAACCACCCCCTCCTGAGTTTGCCTACATTGATGGTGACAGTCTCATATTCATGGCAAGTGCTTCTGTGGGTGAGCAGGTGTGGTATTCTGCTAAAACACCTACAGGGGAGAAGATTCAACAATTTACATCTGCTAAAGAATATGAACGGTGGATATGGGAGTTGAAAGAGGGTTTTTCATTTGATTACAAAGGTGATCCCGATAATCTTATACGAGAAGTTGAATACGAAATACTTCCTGTAAATGCTTGCTACAAAGAATTCGACAGACTTTTGAAGAAATACTTGAAACAATCTGGTGTATCGGATTGGAAGTGTTATTTAAGTAAGGCTTCTGGATTGAAAAACTTCCGATATGATATCGCCACATTATCCCCCTACAAAGGTAATCGTGGTGATACGCGTAAGCCACATCATCTGGAAGCTGTTAGACGGTATGCCCTACAAAACCCCAAGATAATCACAACAAGGGGTAGCATTGAGACAGATGATATTGTTGTAGCTAATACAGAGAAGATGAAACATAAGGCTGTATTGATTTCACAAGACAAGGACAGCCTGCAAATTATGGGAAGTTATGTGATGATATTAGATCAAATGACAAGTCCCATATTCTCTTCTAAGAAGATTGTAGGAAGGCTTGAGAATAATGGTAAGAAGGTGGTTGGGACAGGTGCTTTGTTCCTATTGTTCCAAATGCTTAAAGGGGACAATGTAGATGGTATTATAGGGCTTCCTAAATGGGGTGATGCGAAGGCTTTCAAACTCCTTGATAAATACTCTGGTGCTTGTATATCTCATCTTCCAGAGGCTGTACAGGACGTTGCAGAGGAATATAAGAAGCATTATGGAGATGTTCACACCTACACCCACTGTTACACTGGAGAAGAAACCTCTAAGACGTGGAGAGAGGTGTTTGAAGAGAGTCTTAGGCTCCTGTGGATGCTACGTAACAAACACGATAAAGGAGAATTGATTATGCAATATGTGCCGGAGGAATTATCATGATAGAAACATTCAAGAAAGAACCTTATACATTTCTAAGTAATATGTATCCTTGTGAGGTTTTATATAAGGGAAGGGTTTTCAAGTCTTCAGAGGCAGCATACCAGTCAGCTAAAAGTGGTGATGAAAATTGGAAAGACTGGTGTGCTTCTGAAGATAACCCATACCTAATAAAAAAGAAGTCAAGACAGGTTGATATTAAAGAGGACTGGGATGAGTACAAGAAAAAGGTCATGTGGAATATTCTGAAAAGAAAATACAGTATAGAGCCTCTAAGATCAAAATTGTTAGAGACTGGTGACGAATTCATTCAAGAGGGGAATTGGTGGGGCGATAAGTTCTGGGGAGTTTGTTTGAAGACTGGTGAAGGTGAAAACTATCTAGGAAGGATGCTGATGGAAATACGTAGACGTATAAAGGATGGTGAACTATGAAAATGACAGTAGAATCCCTTCTAAAAGGAGAACCTTTGCCTGAATACAATCTCGGTAATGTTCGTGTACTTCTGGACGAAAAAGAAGTGGCAGATGTTATTGAGTTAGATACAGAAGAAAGATACCTTATCAAGTATAAGAGAGACGCGAAAGGTGATTTAGTTTTGAATCGTGGTGACGTTGACACTGAAACACTGCACGGTAAGGTTGAAGTTGTTGCTATCAAGGAGGAAGTGTTTAATGCCTAAAGACTCACAAGAACAGTTCAACAAGATGCTCGCCCTCTATCCTGACGTATGGAATTCCCCTGCTAAATTGATGAGCTATTTGAGGGGTTGTTTACGTTCAGCATGGAACAAGCATCCTGTTAAACACATCTTCATTAAGAAGATCAGGAAGCAGATTAAGAACCCCAATCCAAGAGGAAACAAACCTACAGTGTGGGGTTTTACTTGTGCAATGTGTAAACAAGACTTTCCCACATCGCAATTACAAGTGGATCATATTGAAGCAGCGGGACAGCTTAACTCTCTCAAAGATATTCAAACCTTCATTGAACGCCTGTTCCTTGTGACAGAAGATGACCTAAGACCTGTTTGCAAAGAGTGTAACAACGCACTATCATTAGCAGATCGTCAAGGGATTACATACGAACAAGCAATTAGGCGTAAGAAAGTGATTGCATTTGGTAAGTTATCACAGTATGATCAGGAAGCCATTGTAGGGAAATGCAAGACAAAAAAGGAACGTATTCAGAAATATGAGGAGATGTTAGACCAGTGATAAACTTCCTTAACAGGTTCCTTGTGTACATCTTAGCCGTATTGTTCGTAGCCTTTTTAGGCTTCCAAGGAGCAATACTGTTAGGTGTTATACAAGGGACATACATGCAATATCTTGGGTTTGCTTTCTTGACGATGTTCCTAAGACTTGTTCAGAAAGACCCTTCAATGTTAGTTGTTCCAATCGAAAAGGAGAAAGAAGAATGAATTTCATTCAACAAGCCATACGTACAGAATCACCAAACTTCTATCAAGTTGATTCAAGAATCCTCCATGCAGCTATTGGTTGTGTGACGGAATCAGGGGAAATGCTTGACGCATTAAAGAAATCAATATTCTATGGAAAAGAACTTGATCTGGTTAACATCAAAGAGGAAGCTGGAGATATTCTTTGGTATCTTGCCATCCTGTTTGATGCTTTAGGGACCAACTTTGAAGCTGAACAAGAACGTGTTATCAATAAACTTCGTGCACGTTATCCAGAGAAGTTCACTGAATATGATGCTGAAGTGCGCGACTTGGAAAACTGAACGGAGAGTATTGGAGGGAAATGTATGACCCATTCTCTAGCCCTGATCGTGGAAGTAGAAACCACAAGCTATGATTGCCTCACGGTTGAGAAAGTGATTGACTTGATCAATAACCCTCAAGATGAGGATGATAGTGACTACGCCCAACATCCTTGCAACCGTGTATGGGACAGAACAGAAGATCAAGTCTGCTTGCTTCGAGGCATTTAAACAGGCCGAACATCCAATTTTCCTGATACGCTCAGGTAATGTGGAGTTACTTGAGCCTAATTTCAATGTAGAACTATAAGGAGAAAACTATTGCATACACATATTGATGATATTATCCGTTTGTTCCTAATGCACAAACCACCTACCTACCCCTACACCGAAAATGATATTCGTAATGTTGTAGATGCGTTTTTCGCTGGGAAGAGTAGTCGTGAGATTGCTAAGGAATTATTTGGCAGTAAGTCTTTGAAGTCCTCTGTGAACAACATTATCAATTCACTAGGTCTGAGAGATATGAAGGAGCCTTCAGAAGACCCTAAAAATGCTGCTGGTGAGGTTTTACCTGAAACATGGGGCAATGTCAGGGGTGTAGGAGAAAACCCCTCAGAAGGCAAAATAGAAGCTCTCAGAGGGGTATATGAGAGTTCTTTCGTAGATAATAGTCGGGTGCTTCTTATTTCGGACATGCATATACCCTACCATCATAAGGATACTTTAAAGTTCTTACAACACTTGAAGGATAAGTATAACCCTACAAGGGTTATTTGTATGGGGGACGAGCTGGACAAACATGCACTATCTTATCACGATAGCGATCCAGACTTGGACAGTGCTGGAAAGGAGCTTGAGAAGTCTATCCCCGTAATAAAAGAGTTGGAAAGAATGTTTCCTGTGATGGATATACTTGAGAGCAATCACGGTAGCTTGGTTTGGAGGAAGGCAAAAACTCATGGAATACCTCGTCACTACATCCGATCATACAATGACGTGTTGGGTGTAGGTAGGGGTTGGAAATGGCATTTTGATCTGACCATTAGGCTTCCTGGTGGGAATTTTTGTTACTTACATCATGGCAAGTCTTCTGATGTTCTCAAGCTCAGCCAACAGATGGGGATGTGTGCCATACAAGGACACTATCACGAAAAGTTAAGGCAGATTATTGGGGGAACCCTATGGGATTATTTTGGGGCCTTCAAGTGGGATGTTTGATTGATGATGATAGTTATGCTTTTAGCTATAACAATGTTAACATAAAGAGGCCGATTATAGGTACAGCCTTAATCATTGAGGGTAAGCCAATATTGGAACCCATGATTTTAGGCAAGGATGGTTGCTGGATTGGTCCCAAAAACATTACAAGGGGTTAAGTAAATGAAGAAATTACATGAATTAGGTTATGAAGAGTATGAAGCCTTGAAGAAAGGTGGTATGTTGTGGGAAGTGTTTCCAGAGGCTACAGGCAATTGGTATGACGACACATGTACTAAATCCAGACTAGATATTTCTGAGAGTTTTGCTTCCACTATAATAGGCTCTTTCAGGACAGGTGGAATAGTTAGTGAAGGTAAGGACAGCATCCCTAACACATGGTATCCTGTAAAGATTGGTGAAGCAGAGCAGTTAAAACCCGCCACAGCCGAAACAATTAAAGGTGAAGTGACTCCAGTAGAAGTCATGTACGACTCAACACAATTGCGAATAGCTGTAGAGTTTATCTACGAACACAACCACCACACACGTAAGAAATACCCCACCGTAGACGCTTACGAAAACTACGTGATGACTGTTGTTGGCAAGTTTATTCCTAGAGTTATTGATGGGGTTGCATCCTCAACAAGCACTTATGGAATGACCATCCTTTCAAGTTGGCTTGATCACACCTCCCTTGAACTGGAATTCCTAGTGAACCCTGCTGTATGCTCTGACCGCTACAGCCATTACGTATCTATGCAGAGTAATCACCTGATTGACTTTATTAAGTCCTTTGCGGAAGATTCATAGGATAAATTAATCAACGAACAGGGTGTAACATACGGGAAGAAGCTGTCATACTTACTTCCCGTTTTTATTTGTTTTGTTTGAAGTAGAAGGAAAATATATGATCAATAAAGTTACAAAACGTGATGGAACTGTTGAAGATTTTGATGTAGATAACATTAACCGTTGGAGTGATTGGGCGAGCAGTGAGTGTGGTGTGGATTGGTCTAGTATCGTATTTGATGCTGTACGCAGCCTACCTGAAGAATGTACTACATCTGAATTACACCAAGCCTTAATTAATGCCTGCCTCAGCAAGCGTACAGAAGGACATACAAAGATGGCTGCACGTCTTCTTGTAGGGCAAATCTACAAGGAAGCCTATGGCTGCTTCTCCATCCCATCCCTGAAAGACTTCTACGAGGAAGCTGTAGAAGAGGGCCGGTGGGTTGATATGGGATACACTGACTATGAGCTTGAACAGCTTGATTCAGTTATAGATCACACTAAAGACTTCACTTACACCTATGCCACCCTGAAGCAGATGTATGATAAATATATGCTGAACTTCTCAGGACATCCTGTTGAGTCTCCCCAAATGACGTTTATGGGGATTGCTATGAATCAGATGCGCAATGAAGATGATAAACTGTCAAAGGTCATCTCTGCGTATCAGGGGTTGAGTAACCTAAACCTGAATCTACCAACACCAACATTAAACGGTTCACGTACATCACTTGAATCCTCTCCAAGCTGTGTAGTTATCTCAGGAGGAGATACCGTTGACAGCATTAATGCTGCCATAAACGTTGCCTATACTATGACAGCTCAACGTGCAGGTATTGGTATTGAGCTAACCACCCGTGGGCCTAATGATCCTGTTAAAGGTGGGCTGGTGAGGCACGGTGGGAAACATTCTTACTACAGTCATATTGACTCAGCGGTTAAAGCAAATTCCCAGGTGACTAGAGGTGGTAGTGCTACAGTATCATATTGTGTACTTGATCCTGAGATTGAAGGTTTGCTAACAATGAAGCAGCAACGTACACCTGAGAACTATCGCATTGATACACTTGATTATTCATTCAAAGTAAATACATCTTTCCTGAGACGTATGGCTAAGAATGAGGACTGGATGCTGGTGAGTGTATATTATGCACCCACTCTGTGGGATTTGTTCTATTCAGGTGATGTAGGAGCATTTGAAGCTGAGTACCAGTCTGTATTGTCATCCTTTATCCCCAAAAAGATTGTTAAGGCGCGTGATGTAATGCAGGCATGGATTTCAAGTCGTGCTGATACAGGACGTAACTACATTACATTCATTGATAATATGAACCAGCACACACCATTCAATGAGCCTATTCGTTTGAGTAATTTGTGCGTGGCTGGTGGCACACTTATCCTTACCGATGAAGGTTCCCTGCCAATAGGTCAGATGGAGGGTCAGTGGGTTACTGTGTGGAATGGGTCAGAGTGGTCTGAAGTTCAAGTGGTGAAAACGGGTATAGATCAAGAAATGATCAGGGTTTATGTTGAGAACATGGAGACGGGACAAGCTGACTACCTTACATGCACACCTTACCACAAATGGTATTTGAAGGATTACACCGAGTTGAGAACATTCCAACTTGAACGTGGCAATGAGCTGTTGGTGTGGAAAGATTCTGAAGGTGTTGTTACACGTCACAAGGTTATGGGGCTATTGCCTGTTGAATCTCAAGACAGTTATTGCTTCAATGAACCTCTACGTAATATGGGGGTGTTCAATGGTATTCTGACAGGTCAATGTCAGGAAATAGCCCTACCAACCAAGCCTTTCTCAAGTGTAGAGAATCTGTTCAAGAAACATTCAGATGGAACTATCGCCCTATGCTTCTTAGGCTCAATCGTCTTGAAGGACTACACAGATGAAGAATACGAGGAGTTGTGTTACACACTGTGCAAGATCATCGATAACACTATTGGTGATACGAAATACCCTTATGCAAGCATGGAAGAGACAGCTAAGGGTTATCGGTCCATTGGTGTTGGCATGACTAACTTGGCTCATTACATGGCTTCTAAAGGGCTTGCATTTGATTCTGAGGCTGGACGTAATGAGATTCATAAGCTGGCTGAACGTCATTCCTATTTCCTACACAAGGCATCTGTACGTCTTGCTAAGGAGAAAGGTGTGTTCAAGTATATTGATCGTAGCAAATACAAGGATGGGTGGATTCCACTGGATACATACAAGAAGGAAGTGGATCAATTTATCACCGTTGACAACCAATATCCTTGGGAAGAATTACGTCAGGATATCCTCAAGCACGGTGTACGGTTTAGTGTATTGGAAGCACAGATGCCTGTAGAGTCCTCTAGCTTGGTCACAAACAGTACGAATGCAATCTACCCTGTACGTAACTTGGAGTTATACAAGAATAGTCGTAAGGGCAGCGTATACTATCGTGCTCCAGACATGGATACACTGCATTACCAATCAGCTTGGGATATTCCTTCACAGGAGATGATTAAGGTTTACGCGATTGTGCAAAAGTGGATGGGGCAGTCTATCTCAGCAGACTTCTGGCATGACTACAATAAGGGTGATCTGAAGCAAGCTGATATTATCCGTGATGTGCTTCTGTCAGCTAAATTAGGAATGAAAACGTGGTATTACCATAACTTCAAGATGAAGGATAACAAACGTAAGGAAGAAACTGTTACACAAATTGAAGAATCAGGGTGTGAAAGCTGTTCCCTTTGACTATTTAATTTGTTATAGTTGAGGTTCAATAAGTGTGAAACCTAAATAGGAGAAATACTATGTTTATAAGAGTTTGGTGTGAGTATGATATTAATGGTTCTTTTGGTGGAAACAATGATGAGGAAGTCCTTGAGGTCAGTGCAGGGTTGACTGAAGATCAAATTGAAGAGAAAGTCCTCAAATTTGTATCTAAAGCTTCTGGGGTTGACGAGGAAGACTTAGAAGATTGTTGGGGTTGGGATTTTATTCAGCCAGAGAGGTTAACCTAACAACTGCCCACAGGAGGCTTAACGGCCTCCTTTTTATTTAAGATGAGGAACTTGTATGACTAAAAGCATTATGAATGTGAATAACAACAATAACCTCCGAGGACATTACCCTGTATTCCTTGGGGAAGACCTTGGGTTTGCAGATACGGTTAATGTAACCTACCCAGAAATTGAAAGGATGTACTTGGATCAACGTGCCCAGTATTGGGTTGAGACTGAGTTTAGCTTGGATCAGGATCGTAAGGACTTGGCTGTTGCGCCTGACTCAGAGAAGGATGTGATGATCCTCAACCTGCTTGCTCAACACTTGCTGGACAGTGTTGCCTCAAGAGGTATTATCGAGACGTTTGGCCCATTTATCACAAACACAGAAGTACAGAACCTGCTTACGTGGCAATCCATGATGGAAGGTATTCACGCTATCAGCTACAGCCACATCTTCCGTAATTGCTTCACAGATGGTAATCAGATTCTTGAACGTGGTAAGCATAATGTGATGGTGCAATACCGTACAGGAATTATTGGGGAAATTTTTAAAACCAAACCGTATGGGTGCGTATACCTTGGGGTATATTCCAGCAGAGTTGAAGAAACAACTTCTGAAGAATATGGGCGTGTTATATGGTTTGGAAGCTATCTCTTTTATGGCTTCGTTTGCTTGCACCTTTGCATTGGTGACAGGTCGTTATCAAGGTATTGGGACAGTTGGGGCTATCCTCAAAGTGCTACATGCGGGGGATCGTTTAATCTTCAATGCAATGCTTCACAAAGAAGATTATCAGGAAGAGATGGAAGTTGTGGAGATGCAGACTATCTTGATTGTACAGGAAGTCAAGTGGGCGTACATCTTCAGAGGTCGGGTGTTAGGGCTGAATGTAACTCTGTTGAAAGAATATGTTTACTACATTGCCAAACCTTGTTACGATTACCTTGGATTGGATTGGGGAGACAAATCATTGATCTTGAACAATCCTATTCCCTACATGGAATACATCCGTCTTGTTCAGAGTGCTGCACAAGAGGTGTTGAACTATCTGGTTGGTGCTGTCAGCTCTGGTTCAGAAATCTTTTTTAACGGAGAAACAATAATGACGGACGTTATCAAGCCCTACACTATCTACGGAATGCCTAATTGTACATACTGCAACTTGGCTAAAGATGTGCTGACTGGATATGGTGTACCATTTGAGTATGTCAATCTGCAAGATGAGCCTGAGATTCTTACGGCCTTCCGTGAGAAGGGTTTTCGTTCAGTACCTCAGATTTATTATGGTGGGGATTACCAGACAGGTGAATATGTCGGTGGGTATGATCAGGTTAAGGATCATGTTGTGGGGAATTTGTTATGATTAATCCTATTAGTGCGTTCATGATCTCTTTTGCAATCGTGGCATCTACGTTTATGATTTCAGATGCTTACTTAATCAGCAAAGGTGTTCACGGCTGGAGTTCACTCAACTCGGAGGTGTATCAAAACATCTCCTATGGAAATAATGGTTGTGAGGGGTCTTCAAAATGACCTACGAATACATTGACGAAGAAATCAAAGGTGCTGAAGATTTCAAGTATAAAACCCTTGAAAAGGATGGTGTACTCTTCAACCTTGTAGCACTTTATCCTGACGAATCTTTTTTGTGCTTCCCATACAGCAACTATGAGCTGGTAGCAGCTAACATGGAAATTCTTGGAGATGTTCACGGAGAATACTTGTATGCTGCAATTATTTGTAGTAATGTAGATACATCGGTTGTAAGCAAAAATAAACTTAATTGAGGATAAGACGATGGCAACATTGAGAAAGTGGTTAGACGAAGCTGGTGCAGATTGGGGTAATATGAGTATTGTAGCTCAGACTTGTAGAGAAGATGATTACAGTCCTGGTTGGGGCACACCTGAAAGTTCTTTTAAATTTCAACTGTGGAACATCACCCTTCCCGATTCGAGGTTACTTGACCAACTGCTAGATCAAGAGTTTTCAGATGGTTACGGCGCTCCAGAAGCCCCACGATTTATTGCTGATGACGGTAAGTTTTTATATTTCCCTGAACAGTATGATGGCTCTACCTCGTTGGTAAAGGTTGCAAAAGATATTGACTTTTACATGAACCATAAAAACCCCAACACCTTACCCAGGATCATAATAGGAAATAGCTATGCACACAAACACTGGATTTGAACGGTCAGAAAAACCAATGAAAATGAAGCAGCGTGAATATGCTGATCGGTATGAGCGCAAAGTGAGCAAGAAGATGCGTGATCGCAAACGTAGTAAGAAGGGGGATTGGGCATGAATGGCGAACAAGATAAACTATCTGAAAACGAGTCACACCCATTCCATAGAAGTGATTGGTTGGAGTCCTTATGCAAGGCTCACGCTGTAGATGATCCTTTGGATTTGATTATTGACAACACTCTGTTGAAAGGTGGGGAGAAATCAGATGAGTAGTGACGTTAGGTTCACTAAAGGTCCGTGGAGGTCTAATGCATCATCCTTTGAAATTGATGAGGGTTATATTAAAATACGTGGAACGGTGTTGGGTGGTAGATTTAAGATAGCTAATGTTCTCACCCCCGTTTATGAAGGTGTTTCTTCACTAGAAGCAGTAGAGACCAGAGCCAACGCACATCTAATTGCATCCTCTCCTGATCTCTATGAGGTACTTAATATGCTCATAGAGGCAAATGAGAATGAAGCTTGGCGTTACCCTACAGTGTGGGAGCCTCTAATCAAAAGTGCGAAACTGATTCTAGCCGAAGCAAGAGGTGAACATGACTCTAATTGATCAACCATATCTAAACACCCTTAAATACATCCTTGAGAATGGTGTTAATAAGCCTGACCGTACAGATGTAGGGTCAAGTAAGTCTGTGTTCGGACATTTAATCAAACACCGTGTTGAAAGTTTGGGGAACGGAATCTATCGAAACCTTCCCTTCATTCAATGTCGGTGGTTTGAGCCTAAACATGCCTTCACTGAACTAATGTGGATGATGAATGGAAGAGTTGATAATCAATACCTTGTTGATCGTGGGGTTAACTTCTGGACAGCACAAACCTCAGAAGAATTCCTTCAAGGAACTGGTATTGAAGTAGGAACTATTGGGGAGGGGTATGGTTATAAGTTTCGTAATTTTGGAGGTGCAGACCAGTTAAAGGACGTGGTAGAAAGTCTTCAGGTTGATCCTTATGGTAGACGACATATTATCAATCTGTGGGATGCTTCGAGCCTTCACAGAGCTTCTTTACCCCCATGCCATTTCGTCTACACCTTTATGTGTGTGCCTGATGAGGATGGAAAGATCAAACTCAACCTACACGTACACATGCGCTCTAATGATGTGTATTTAGGACTTCCGTATAACCTAGCCTTCACAGGTATCTTCCTGATATTGATGGCAGAATTGTTGGGCCACACTACAGGAGAAATCCTGTACACAGCAACAGATGCTCACTTGTATGCTAACCAACTGGAGGTCGTAGAACGCCTTCTAAGCGTTGTTGAGGAAGAGGGTGTACGATCAGATGGATTACCCCTGTTTCAGCCTAAGATGACCATTTTGAAGCCTCTGGAGACGTTTGAGGATATGTTATCCCTTGAATGGGGGGATGTAACCTTAGATAGCTTTAATAAGGGTCGAAAAGGGTATGGTGTGAAGATGGCTGTGTAGCCTATATAGATAACCAAACAAGCCCCTTAATTGGGGCTTTTCTTTGCCTAAATTCTATGTTACATTCACTACATAAATTGCTACAGCAACAGGAGACATTGATGAAACAGAAACACACGATAGACATTACACAAGCCCCAGAATGGGCTGAGGCTTTAGGTGTTATTTTCTGCGAAAATATGGAACACTACCTTTGGGTTGGTGGTGTTAGTTATGCCTATGTAGAAGAGCCGCATGTTAAGTATGCAATGTGCGGAGCAACCACATTCAACTACGACGATATTGATTTGATTGAGAGGTTTTGATTATGGCTCTATACGCGATATTCTCACATTATGAAGGCATCATTGGTGTGAATGGTGATCTACTCAAACATGACCCAGAAGACCTCAAATTCTTCCGTGAGAAGACAATGGGGAAGAAGGTTATTATGGGACGTACTACAGTGGAATCCTTGCCACGTAAGCTGGACGGGCGTCACGTTATCTGCTTGACAAGGCAGGAGGATTATCAGAATGATAAGTGTGATGAAGCGATGGATTTGGATCCAGGTGTTTGAACTAATACATAATTCTACAGAAGATATATTCGTCGCGGGTGGGGCCGAAACGTTTGAGGTTCTTTGTGATGAAATAGATGGGGCTTATATCACTGAATTTATGATAGGTGAGCCTATAACTAAGGGAGTCCCTACCTACATACCCAAGAGCATATTCTACAACATGTACTATGCCCCTATGACCCTAGTGCGCTACCTTAACGATGAAACTGTAGTACACTTCCATAATTTCCGAGAGCTGCGTGCAGACTACTGACAGGAGAAATACATGCCATACAAGAAAATGATTATCACAAATAACACATCTACAGTCACTGATCTGGAGGTACTGACAATGCTGATGATTGCTCTGCGTTCAGAGTCCTCAAAAGGTAATCATGTATTCCCTGACCTGAACTCAGCAGGAATTGATTACTGCTTGAATGTTACAACCAATGGAGGTAAGATAGTTGCATCTGTAGATGAACATGAAGGAGAAACTAAATGAGAGTATTAGAAGAGAAAGTCATTAGAGACGAATTAGGTCATTGGGGGCACTCATCTTTAGAGAATTTCGGTGACGATGAGTTTATACCCTTCAGTTGGTTCCATGATCAAGGTCTTGAAATTAGAATAATTTCCTTTGAATATGATGCCCCGGAATCTCTACAGGATCATTATTGGGACACAGGCGATCCTAACGTATCAGACTGGAAACCAACTAAGCCGGAAGGCTCTGGGTGGTTCATCTACTCTATAACAGATACAGAGGATGGTCCAATCTGTGCGTGGGTTCGTCATTGTAATGAAGGAGAAACCTCTAATGCAAATTAACTCTACGCTATACAAGCAAACCAAAACTGGTGCTACAAATATCTGGTCTGTGTTTGTTGAAGGTGATGTTGTGACAGTTGAGTGGGGACAGCTTAATGGAAACCTCCAACAAGAATCCTATCAAGCCTTTCCTAAGAATGTAGGACGTTCTAACGCAACTACAGCACAGGAACAGGCTGTATTGGAAGCCAAGGCTAAATGGGAGAAACAACTGAAGAAGGGATATGTGGAAGAAATCGGAGAGAAGTCTGCACGGAAACTCCCAGGTAAGATTGGCGACTTCAAGAAGATTAAACATCGTCTGAAATATCCTTGTATTGCTTCTGTTAAGCTGAATGGTGTGAATTGCCTGATTGAGCGTACAGGACATGACCTGAAGTTTATTAGCCGAGGTGGTGAGCTATATCCTGTGATGGAACATCTTGTAGAGGATATTCACACATACATGGATTCAATTGGTGTGAATGAAATCAACGTTGAGCTGTACAAGCATGGGGAACACCTACAAGATATTCAATCTGCTGTCAAGAAGCATAACGAGCTGACACCACGGTTGAAAGCCTATGTGTTCGAATTGCCTGAACTAGGGCATATTGACTACCACTTTCGACTGAATAAGATGTTTAATGGATACACTTCTGGACTTGTTCGTACAGTTGATGCTTGGGTAGTGTATGACGAAACACAAATCCACGATAAACATATCGAGTTATCTAAGATGGGATACGAAGGCTTAGTCATCAAAAACATGGATGATAAGTACGAATATGGTGTACGTTCCTCAACAGCTATGAAGCTAAAAGACGTAGAAGATGCTGAGTTCAAGATTGTTGGTTACAATATTGACAAGAAGGGTCATGCTGTATTCACTTGTGAGATTGAATCAGGCAGTACGTTTGAAGTGAAGATGAAGGGAACAGATGCTGAACGTAAGCAGGTTGCTGAAGAGGCTGATAGTTGGATTGGGAAGTGGTTGAAGGTAGAGTATGAAACGCTTTCTAAAGCTGGTAAGCCACTGAAACCTGTGGGAATTGGGTTGAGAGAGGTTGTGGATGGGGAGGTAGTAGAATGAACTTAATAAGTTGCAACAGTTGTGCTATTGTGCTGGATGCTTCCAAAATGAAGTTTCCTGACCCCTGTGGAAGTTCTGGGGATGAATTATATCCTGACAATGAGTATGCATGGGATGGGGATTATTTCATACCTTATGTGAATTGCCCATGCTGCGGCACTCCTATTTTAGAACCTAATCTGTTATAGGATATGTACATCTATACAGCAAACAAGTATAAACGTTCCCCCTTTAAGCCTCTTGATTGAGGCTTCTTTTTGTGTAATCATCTGCTTAACAAATCAACGAAACATTTGAGGTAATTGAAAATGGCTATATATCAATTAAGGACCGAGGTTAATAATTTGAGGTTAGATCAAACCGAAGATATGGTCGCAGACATAAAAGAACGACACGGGGTTGACCTCTTTGTTCACGAAGTTTGCCCAGAGACACGCTGCTGCCAGCCTGCAACAGCATCAAATGGTTGGCATCACGATGCCACATGCAAAAACTTCGTTATACCCTACTAAGCCGACCAAAATAACGTTATAACCAAGAGGAAACAAACATGAAAGAAACACACATCGTTACAATAGAACACGAATCCTACATCCAAGGCGTCCTCAGAACCTTTCTGCTGGACGTTGAAGTGGTGATTGGGTCACAACAGCCATCCTATTCAGACGCTTCCCCAGACGACTACAACGGCTTCTCAGAGGTATTATCCTGTGAGATTGAGCAGTGTGTGGAAGTGTTGGAGAATGGTGATGAGCAGCTTTGCATGGTGGGGATGGTTGGGTTTAATCGTGCAGACTGGAAAGAGATTTCTATGGCTGCTTATCAGAAGATTGTTGGAGGCTAACATGAAAATCCGATTCTTCTCCAGACAAGAACTCTGCAACAACGTCTTGAACGCCACAGACCTCACAGGAATATCCGTCATCAGCATTAGTGACTCAAATACACACAAACGTGCTATGCGAAACATCCTGAAAGGGCGTGTAGATCACTTCCGTTGCTACGTGTTTTACGATGTAGATAATTCACAATCAGCCTTTACAAAGGATAAAGCAGACAGTATTATCGAGTTTGTAAACAACTGCCACAGAGTAGGCGTACAAGAAATCTGGGTACATTGTTTAATGGGGATTAGTCGTTCAGGTGCTGTTGCTAAGTGGGTGAATGATTATCTTGGGCTAGGTGATCTGTTTGTAAGTGAATGGGAGCATTATAACAGATATGTGTATGGAGAGTTGTGTGAACAGAGTGGTGTTCAGACATTGAAGCAATATTATAAGGGGATTGAAAATGAAAACAATCACACGAAATCAAGCTAAACAATTAATTCAAAACGATAAAGGTAAATTCTTTGGTGTACGATTCCTGAAGAAAGATGGCTCACCACGCACAATGAATTGTAAGCGTGTAATGAAATCCGACATCAAAGGGACAGGGACAGCCAAGAAGAATGATCACGTTATCCCAGTGTATAGCAACAATGACCGTGGGTATCGTTCATTCGATATTGACCGTCTGGAAATGTTGAAGATGGGTGGAGAGGAGTATTTGGTTGTGGGAGAAGGTGCATGAAAATCACAGATAAAGAATTCATGCAAGCTGTTACAGAAATACTCTTGAGAGTGGATACAATCACAAATGATCAGCTTGAGCAGCAACAAATTCTGAAGACAGCTTGCAGTGTTATTGAGCATGAAGTGCAGACAGCAGCTCTGCGACAAGCTTTGTTTAACGCTTTGACCAAGAAATAGGGAACAACATGACCGGACAACACCAAAAACTGATCACTAAAATCAATACGCTAAACACCAACATCAAACTGTTACAAACTCTCCAGCAAGAGAGTGATATTGTTCTCACCTCTGCACGTAATGGTAGGAACAATATCACTATCGAAGGTGATACAGCCAACCTAGTTCTGGCCTGTTCCTTGAATGCCTTAATTAGTAGTCGGGACAACATGATGGAACGTTTGGTGGCAGAATATGGGAAGATTGTTGATACCACCACATGATTCCTGAATACTCTCTCCACAAACCCCTCTGAGAGCTTCTATTTTGCGTTCTGAGGGGTTTTCTCTCTTTCCCAGTACCATTGCATACCTTCTTCCTAAAGCGTCTCAGAGAGCCATTTTGAAGCCTTCTCGCCCATCCTATGTTTTGTGTATATTTCTGCTCATAATCCCTTAAAATCACGTTTATTGTGAGAATCTTTGCTCAATACAATATTGTTGTGATTAGTGTTGACAGAGAGGGTCGGGTGAGGTAATGTTGAGGCTGTTGAGACACAAAATTTGATTGATAATTGTTGGAGAGATGAAGATGAGTAATTCGAAAATGTTCATTGAGGTTGGGTTCACGGGCGATGTAGATTTAGCTGAAGCCTTACTGGAGTGCAAACGTAAATCGCGCATGTGGGATGTAGTGGTGCGGTTCAAATTTAAAGGTCCTATTTTTAGTGTTGACGGAGAAGCTTCTGACGAGGTTATTGAAGGTCTATACTGGGAATACTTAGAACGAAGTCAAACAATACCATTTAAAGGTTAAGGAGAGTGGCATGAAAACAATGAAAGATGCTGTAATTGAATTGAAAGGTGATTTGAACAATTTGGAGAATTTCCAAAGAGATTCAAGTTTTGAGGTGGAGGGTCACCATGAAGTTGTTTGCACTGATAGTACATGGAATGCTTGGAATCCACATTGGTCAGATGGGGGAGAGGATTGGTACTCAGTTGGCACTGTAGCCGAGTTTAAGAAATTAGCGGAGGAGATGAAGATGAGCGAACTGAATGTAGACTACATCAAAAAGACTTCCATCCGAGAAATCATGGAACATGCCTTCTATGAGGTTTACAACAAACATGGCGTATGTTTGAGTGGGGTTGATTTTGAGACATATCGTGAGAGAAAAGGTGGAAAGGATAGTGTTAGAGTTGTTGATGTAGAGATTCGGGGAGAGGCGGTATGACTTGTACAGGAAGGGATTACACAGGATATTCATCAAAGAAACCATTGAAGCGGACTATATCACGCCGTAAATGGAAAAGAGTGATACGTTCAGCTATGTTGAAAGACAGGTCTTTGAAGTTATCAACAAGAAACTATTTTTCTGAACGTGAGGTGGTGGGAATATACCAATTTATCAATGATGGGTTTATTTACATGAAGGTTGAAACCCTTACATGGGATGATCCACTTAAAGCCCAACTCAAACATGAATGGGATTATGAATACTACCGTATTGATCCATTGTATTTTGTGGGAGGTTTTCCTAAATGAGTTTCCACAATGATAACTTCATAGAATACAGTCTTCAAACACTCTACCAAGAACTTCATGAAAGAGGTTTGCAAGAAGATCCAAAAGTAGTGGCTTACAAAAAGTCATTACTAGAGTTTGTGGATACTAGGATGGGGAGAGATGTCGAGCTTACATTAATTTCAGCAATGACGTTTCATGATTTGAGTAGGGGTGAATTATGATCTTAGAAACAGGTTATACATTTGATACAGTGGATGGGAAAGCTACAATTACTAATTCCTATATGAAAAGCGTTAAGAGTGGTAACAGGTATTACAGAGTAGAGTGGGAGAATGGTGACGTAAGAGAGATTTCACATAGTATACTTACCAGTAAGCCTCTTGAAAGGTTTAGGAGTAAAAAACGTTTCACATGGAAGCCTAACAATACAAGGATTGACCGTAATGCACAGAAGCTGGTTGGTACTCGACATGAAACCGTTAGACATGGTTGGGTTAAGATTGTTGCCTACCATGGTGTTAAAGACGTTGAGGTTGAATTTGAAGAGACGGGAGTTCGTGTTAGAGGTAAACGCCTTGAACGTGTTCTCGGTGGGAATGTAACGCCTAAAGGGGGTAAGTATGCGTGATAAAGAATTCTTAATATGGTTACATGAGAGATTGGAACATAAGCATGGTGAAAACCCCTGTTTCGACTATATGCACAAACTACGGGCAATTATTAGTGGGTATGATCCTGAGAAGGTTACTCCTAATATTGCTACAGGAAACTCTTTAGAGGAATCTTTGGGAGGGATTTATGTACACACCACCAAATAAACACAACAATTTGTGGAACGACTTACCTACGTCTGAAAGAAAGAGATTAAAACCACACCTACTGGAGACCCAGATACTACATATATGGCAGTGTAAACAAAAAGCAATCCTTGCCCATAAAAAGCATATTAAGGAGCTGGATGCTTGGATTGAAAATATTGAAAAAGAACTAAACAGGGATATAACAAAGGTAGGGGGTGGTAATGAGGGTTAAAAGATATAGAAAACCGCAAGCCAAACCTAATGAACTATTAGTTAAATACGGGCAAGAATATGGGGAGAGAGACTTATTCTACTGCTGGAATGGTGAAGGTAGTAGTAACCGTGATATGAAAAGGGACAGCAGGTTGTTGATGATGGCTTTTGAACGTGTAGATTTGTTTTAAGGTAAATCCCTTAGAGAACTCTTAGTAGAAAGGGGTTACGATATTACGACCTTAAAATTCTCAATTAGGAAGGAAGAGACTGATGAAAGTTAAAATAGGCAAATATCCAAGCAGACTCACCTGCAATATCTTCTCAAACTACATGGATGAAAAATACTCCTACAGGTGGCCTGCTAAGAAGGATTGGGGTTGGAAAGAACGTTGGCTAGAGAAACTGGAAGACAGTATACAATGTGTATACAACAAGCTGAATCGGCTGATCTTCGATAGACGTGAGCAGAAAATAGAGGTGAGGATTGATGATTGGGATACATGGAGCATGGATACAACATTAGCCCATATTATTCTGCCAATGTTATTACAGCTAAAGGAACAGAAACATGGAGCACCTAATGTGGATTGTAATGATGTTCCAGATTACCTGAAGACTACACAAGAAGAGATTGCTGCATACAATAGGGACGGAACAACAGATGATAGGTTCTTTGAAAGATGGGATTATGTATTGGATTGCATGATCTTCTCTTTCCAGAGTATTCTTGATGATAGCTGGAAGGATCTTCTTCAAGAAGGAACTCCTGATATTAAATTTATTGCAATGGATAGGCAGGGAGAAGTGTGTAGTGAGGATGAAGCCTTAGTGTATCGTATGGAGAAAACAGATAAAGATACATACAAGGTGGATTATGAAGGGATGAAGGAATATGAGGAACGGATACAGGAGGGGCTGAGATTGTTTGGGAAGTATTATCGGAGTTTGTGGACATAGTTTATTAATATAATATAGGAGAATGCTGATGACGAAATTATACATGTAACGAGACAACATAGCATATGAGACGTAGACTGTGGGATTTAGACTGCATCACATCAAATCATTTGGAGATATAGTTATGCTAATTCAGTTAGTATGAGGATGAAAATGGAAAGAGGTTGCAGACTGTGTACAGACCAGACAAGCCACTTAGTTGTGGTGCTGTGGTGTGGATTGAAACACGGAATGACACGTATGGTATACTGGAGGATGAAGAATGTTGAAATCTGATGGTAAAATCCTTTGCTGGTGGTCAGCAGGAGTTACAAGTGCAATAGCCTGTAAGTTGGCTATTGAGGCTTATGGTAGAGAGAACATAGAACTAATCTACTTTAAAATAGATAGTGCCCACTCCGATAATGACAGGTTCAAAAAGGAGTGTGAAGAGTGGTATAGTCTTCCTATACATGTTAGAAGGTCTGATAAGTATCTAGATCAATTCGATGTGATAGAAAAGACCAGATATATAAATGGCCCAAGTGGGGCAAGGTGTACACTGGAGTTGAAGAAATCTGTACGGTACAGTGTGGAAAAAGAGATTGATTACAAGCATCAAGTTTTTGGGTTTGAGTTTAGCAAAAAAGAAATAAACAGGGCATTACGGTTCTTGGAGCAATACCCTCAAGCCTCTCCTATATTCCCATTGATTGAGAAAAAGATGGATAAAGCAGCCTGCCTACACTACTTAGAGAAAGTGGGTATCAAACGTCCTGAAATGTACACATTAGGTTACAGTAACAACAACTGTGTTGGTTGTGTTAAGGGGGGTGCTGGGTATTGGAATAAGATTAGGGTTGACTTCCCTGAAGTATTTGAGAAGATGGCACATCTCGAAGAGAAGATTGGTGCAACTTGTTTGAAGGATAAAAACGGAAGAATACCTCTTAAAGATTTAGAACCAAACAGGGGGAGAGGGTTAAAAATAATTATGCCTGATTGTGGAAGCTTTTGTGAAATAGAGTTTGAGGAATTGGAACATGAAAGTTTAGCTAAAATATACGACGATGGTGAAGTGATAAAAAGTTTCTATATTACAGAATAGCCCCTATGTAATAAATAGGGACTGATTATTTGGGCCTGGTGTTTTCACTGGGCTTTTTTGTTTTCCATATAAGTGTTGCTTGATGTTCTCTACTATGATACACTAACTTCTCATTTATGAGAAACGAGGACAAGATAATGAAATTTAATCCAACACAAGAACAGCTTGACATACTGGAAACATTCACAAACACAAGGGTAATGAAGGTTAATGCTGTTGCAGGGTCAGGTAAGAGTAGTACATTGAAAGTACTAGCAGATGCTAATCCACAAAGTAGTTTATATCTATGCTTTAACAAGGCTATCGCAGATGAAGCTAAGTCTAAATTTCCTGATCATGTAGACTGTAGAACATCTCACTCCATGGCATTCTCTTCCATAGATTACAGCATCACTCGAAAGTGTGTTAGACCTAAAGGTAAGTATAAGAATTGTGCAGGTACAGCCAGTGAGATTGCAATCTATTATAAGATCAAACCTTTCCCAGCAGGGTATGATGACCTAATCACCCCTAATGCTATTGCCAGCTTGGTTAAGCGTACAATAACACGTTTTGAGAATTCAGCAGATATGGAGTTATCCCAGAAGCATGTGCCATATCAAGAGATTGTAGCCATAGGGGAAAACACACCCTGAGATTGACAAGAAAGCCTTTGTGAGCCTCATTCACAAAACAGCTATTAAGATGTGGGCTGACAAGATAAACCCTCACACAGACGTTCTAGTGGGTTTTGATGGTGTATTGAAACTATGGCAGCTCTCTCAGCCTAAACTGAATTACGATATTATTTATGTAGATGAAGCACAAGATACAAACCCTTGTGTACTGGATATTATTCAAAGGCAATCTTGCAAGATAATCTATGTAGGGGATCAATACCAATCCATCTACCAATTCAGAGGTGCTGTGAATGCTATGGAGATTATTACTGCACCCAGTAAAACTTTAACCAAGAGTTTCAGGTATGGTGAGAAGATAGCAGCAGCAGCTAAATGGATTATTAGTGGTGCGATTGATGTAAAAGGGTCTGAACATATTGATAGTAAGGTGGGGGAAATAGATCAAAGCAAACCTTTCACTAAGATATACAGACTCAACTCTACTCTGTTCTATGATGCAGTGGATTATGTTCAGCAAGGTAGGAGTGTGTATTGTGAAGTGGATATTAAGAAATTCATCAATATGCTATGGAGTGCATATTTCCTGTATAAAGGGGATTTGAAGAAGGTTAAGGATGAAGACATAGCACTCTACAGCAGTTGGGCAGAACTGATGGAGGAAGCTAAGGAAGGCGGTGAATTGAAACGTGTTGCTTAAGATAGTGATGGATGGTAGTGTTAAGGATTTCGTAGACAGTCTTGAAAACTTATCTAACAGCCCAACCGGTGTAGATATTTTATTAACTACAGCACACAAGAGTAAGGGTAGGGAATGGAGCCAAGTGATCCTAGCAGATGACTTCGCAATTCCTGAGTCAATTACATGGGAAGATATGCCTCCACAAGAGGTTAATCTGTTCTATGTAGCAACTACACGTGCCATTGATGTATTACAGATGCCTAGCAAGATTATAGATATGAACATATATTGGGGAGATTAATTTGCCAAAATTTACAGATGAACAAAGACAATTATACAGAGAGGGGAATAGGTATATTTGCAAGGGTGAGAAATTGCATAGAGAACTGTTCTCTCAGTTTAGAGACCCAGACAAACAATACATCACCTTTGAAATGTTGTTAGATATAAACGAAAGGATATACCTCAGCATAGAAGACCCAGATGTGGTGTTGCTGGATATAGTGGAAGAAGTGTTGGTTGAACATGGTAGTGGTTTGGATTTGTATGCTGAAGCAGGTAATATAAGCCTACCACATAACTTCTCAAAAGAGGTCTTTGAAAGGTTACAGGATCACCCTATTCAGAAAATGTTGTGCAGGAAGAAAATGCTATCCAAGAGGACATTGAAGAAATCTCGTACACCTAAACAGCACATAAATACAGTATGGAGTTCTAAGATGAAATATCATGAAAGTATCAGGGTAGATAGGTTGGAACAAGAACATAAGGTGATGAGTGCCAAGATTCACGCATTGCAAGTTATGATTGAGGAAGGATTAGGTAAGAACAAGGAGATTCAGTCCTTCCTAATGAAGGAACAGGGGTTAACAAATAAGCAAATATCTGAGGTTATGCAGGTGTCTGTTCGTACAATTAAGCGATGGATAGCTAAAGTTAGAGGTCAGATTTGAGATAGGAGGGACATAGATGTCCCCTTTTTTGTTAAATTTCCTATATAAATATTATATAAAGAAAAGATCACACAAGGTAGGGGGTCATGGATGTCCCCTTTTTTGGTTAAATTTCTTATAGAATTATTATATAGAGAAAATAACATGCAGGGGATGGGGTCAACACATCTTGCAAGGATAGAACATGTAATTATGTATTTCTTATAAAGATCATTGTTGATTTATGTTTGTTGTGGAAGGATGGTATGTCACCACTATTTGCTTAGATTACTGTGCAAGACTTCTATGCTTCGCACACAGTTATGCACACAGTAGTAAGCATCATTCTGACAAGTATTGTTGCAGAAACAAGATATGTAATAGGGAATCATAGAAGAAAGAACACTGAAGATGTAATTGCTGTTATGCTTATATTGACCCAGTATCTGCAACTCTTCTTAGCCCTGTTATTGTATAACAATTACTTATTGTATGTTTCTTATTCCTTGCAATATTCTTCTACTGTTAAGTAGCTTTCTTGTGTGTGCAAATGCTTTTGAGCGTAGCTCATATTCCTGCACAGATATATATATATATATAATAGGCTGTAGATTGTGTTCAATAATCATGTATTTGATTGTATTATTTTTTTGTACATGTGTTCTATAATTCAATTACCCTGCTAAATATACCTGTTGAAACAGCTTGTTGAATACCCCTGTTGAAATTTCTCAACATCCCTCCTACCAAATATACCCCTACCCCATCACATATATGATTTTCACTGGAGATGTAATTTTCACTCAGGTTTTCAATATTCTCTGTTGAAATAGTCTGTTGAAATGTGGTGTTGGAATTTATTGTTGGATACTCCTGTTGAGATATGCCTCTGAGAGCGTCTGTAAGGCTCTGTACGGGGAGATATAGTGGAAGGAATAGGTTGGGTAGGGTATTGGGGAAAGAGGCTTAGACGGCAATTCTGAGCGTAGCTCGGTAGTCTCGTCTGTATAGGGGTTTGTAGTAGTGGGAAATTGATAGAAAATAGTGGTAATTTGTATATTTCTTGTATACATGTTTGTATAAAGATTTGATTTGTATAGGAAGAAGATACTGGTAAGAATAGGGACTATATCTTGTGTTGAAATCGTCTGTTGAACACTATATGTTGTATGTCTTGTTGGGGGGTGTGGTAGGCAGAGGGTGCATAAATACTGGCAGGTAGTGGGGTTGGAGGATATTGGAAATATATTGTGCCAGAATATTGACGCTTATTTAGAATGGTAGGGATTAGTGTGCCAGAATATTGACGGAATAGGTGGTGTTGAAAATTGTGGCTAATGTGTGGTGGATGTAGAATGGGGTAAATCAGGTGGAGGAAGGTGTTGGAGAGGGGAATTGGAGGAAGGTGTGGGGAAGGTGAATTGTTGAAAAGTCTTGTTGAATCAATGTGTTGGATTATGTGTGCAGGTGATGGTAGAAGGTGATTGGGCGGAAAGTTGGGGATGAGGGTTGGGTAAAGGTTTTGGATAGATGTTGGGTAAGGGTTGGTTATAGATGTTTGATATATAAGAGAAAAATACAAAATTTTTCAAAAATTCGGTAAATGCGTCCCATTCTCACCTGCAAATAACACTCATTCTCATCTACTATGTACTACAATGGTGCAAGCTAATGCTCACAAGCATTAATCAAAACGATAATGTTAATGATTATCAACAAGATATGTTAACAAGAACCATTCCCAGACGTTCTGGCTACTTATATAGTCAATACAATTTCCCAGTCTCTTATACCCCGTTATAACCAAAACATAAAACCTATATAACAAAATGATCTGTTACTAAGCTTGTAATTAATCCTGTTATGTTTATAATGGAACCATATCGAAACGAAAAAGAAACGGAGTAACAAACATGAAACGCAAATTCAACAAAACAGTTGTAGCTCACTATTCAACAAAACTTGACGGGAGAAACTTTCAGTGTGTTGTTGTTAAGGACAGAGAATGGTTTAACATCCACATCATTGACGATATTTTCCAGCAAGATGAAATGAACACTTTGAAGTTGCAAGAACCTGAAGAGTATGTTTCTGCTGAAAGCTTCACTGATAATGTTTTATTGCAATACATCATTGAGCATTTTGTATGGTGGAAATATTATAAAGAAGGTTTTGTGGTTGAATCATTAACTATTGTAAAGGATGAAGTAGAATGAAAGCTAAACGCAACTATCTGGCCTGGGTCGGCAGCAACGCCACAACAGGCAATCCGCACCTGTTAACAGGCCGTTATAATATGTGGGGTGATGCTTATTGCTTCAACAGCCGTAAAGCAAGAGATGAGTTTTGCAATACGTTTAACCATAAATATAATCGCTATCCTGTTGCAATTACTAAGCGACAGCTTAAATCGGTGTATTGTGCTGGCATGACTCAGCGCCAGTTTGATGACTGGTACTATTATTTAGTGATGGAAGGAGAGGCATAATATGCTCAATGTATTAAAACAGGATATTATGGGCGGCTGTATTATTGCCAGTATCCTGTATAACCCTTTTGTTATTTATTTTGTGGTTAATTGATAGGGTGTATTAAAATGAAAATATACTTAGTATGTGAATATAACCTGATCAATTCCTACGACGAGGTTATATCAGAAGTGTATGTCTATGCATAGTTGAAGAGGAGAATTTATCAAAAGAGCTGGAAAAATGGGGTGAACCACCTTGTTTACTAAAAGAAACTAATGTATAAAGTAAATAGTCAAAACTTAAAGGGAAAATTAAAATGAAATATACACTTGACCGTTATGAGTTCTCTAACCTGTTCGATCAATATAACCGCTCAAACAACCTTTAGCCATGAAGCACGGGATTTGTTGTTCGATCACTTTGAAGAGATGGAACAGGGTACGGGTGAACAATTTGAAGTTGATATTATTTCCATCTGCTGCGATTACTCCGAAGATACATTGCAGGAAATTATCGACAATTATAGCATCGACGTTGATCCTGAAGAGGATATACCAGAGCAGGTGCAGGAATACTTGCAGGATAATACGACTGTTATTGGTGTCACTGGTGACGGTGAAAGTATTGTGTATCAGGTGTTCTAATGCCTGTATTAATCTGGCTTGCTTGTATGCTGGCATTGATTATCAGCGTTACATTAACGTTGTATAAAATTAATTCGAAATATAAAGGGTTTTAAAATGAATCTCAAAAAAGAAATTAAAGAAAAAATTCAGGGGCAATGGGACAACATGCTTGAGCGTGGTGTTAACCCTTACATGACGTATCATGTTGAGGGCGCTGACTCTATTCATATTGATCTGTCATTGCACAGCAATAAACGTACAATGTGGTTAGAATTTTCTATTCACAACACAGACTGTAAACCTCGGTTTTCTGGTGACGTTAGGCGTGTATCTGCTAACGTATATAAGATTTATGTTGATTCCTATTTTGAGTATCTGGATTATTATATACAGATGATTAATCAAGAGATAATCGAGGGGTTATTAATTCCAAACAATCTATATGTATAAGGGGATAACATGACTATTCCCGAAATAATTGTGACAATCATTGCAATCATATACGCGGTTAAATAATCTAAAAATATAAAGGGCTTTAATCATGTACTCAGAAATAACAAAAGAAACATTCCGCCATTTAATCCCTGTTGACACGGCCTGTGATCAGGTGGATGAACTAGAGCATTGCAGGAAAGAATATTACAGCAATCTAGTATTAGGTTGTCGGGTGATGGTAGTTCAAAGTTTTGTTGCTTGGACTACTCGGTATTATGTAATTGACATTAATGCATAAGGGGCGACTGTGACTATTCCCGAGATAGTAATAACAATCATTGCAATCATTTATGCGGTTAAATAGAGGCCGAACATTATGCCAAAGTATTCTATGACAGACTGGATTCAGCTTATCATAGCTCTAACTGTGTTCATCCTGATTATGCTACAACCAATTTAACCAACACACCTAACACAATCTAAGCCCCTTAATTGGGGCTTTATTATTTGCAGGATTCGTGCCAAAAATAGCCTTTTCTTGCTGACGAGGTTTTAGCATATAGGGTGTTATGATTGTATAGGGTGAATCTAAAATACCTTACAAGGCCATTTCTAGGCCTTCCTGACCACTTGACTTTTAATAATTACTTTAAATAGGGCTATATAACCTAATATATGGTTATTTACAATCTACTATGATGAATTGTTCTAATGATTGATGAATTGTTGTAATGATTTCCTGTTTGCATCTCCCTGTTTTATCTGATAGACTTAACCCATAATCAATCAAAACTTAATAGGTGACTTATGAAATATTGCAAAGCGTTTAACATCTGGGAATTTCCAGAGGAGTTAATGTGCAAGATACAGCCGGGCCAGTGGGTGTATGCTGGGAACCCCGCTGACAAAGGCCGTTGGTGTGGTATTAAGAAGAGTGGTACAAAGGTGGTGGCATGGAGAGGAAATATGCAAGGACATAAAGACAAGCAAGCGTATTTTAAAAGCCTGATACGTTACGCCAAAGGTTAGCAGACATAACATAAGCCCCAATTAAGGGGCTTTATTTTGCCTGCATATATTAGCCTATACGTATATTCGAATATCCTTGTACACATTATTGACTGATAATCCCCAGTGAAGTATAGGGGATTATATTCTGTTTGGTTATACTGCCAGGTATTATCTGCTACATTCTTGTATAAGGCTAGGAGGCTGTATAATCTCCTGTACGGCGTGTCAGGGATAGGTTAGGCAATGGTATTGGTTAGGTCATATCGTCGCTTATACGGGCAAATAGGAAGCCTCAGGGGTATACATGAAGGGGCCGGGCAATCCCCCATGGGAGGGTGATGAGTGGGGGTGGGACCGCCCATACAATTTTGCCCCAATTCCTAAAACTGAATTTTACGATAAAATATTAGTCGGCGTTCTTAACAATATCTTCCCATACAATTTTGCTCCAATCCCTGAAACTCAATTTTACACATACCCCCCCACTAATATCACCCCCCCCACCCACTATTCAACAAGACCCTCTCCAAATTATTTTGTCATCAGTTTAATCATCCCGCTGCCCCAACTTCACTGATAACAGTTCCTTGTAAATCTTTTTGCACAAATCCCAAGGAACTGTCCTTGTAACCTCCTGATCAAAAATCTCACCATTCTCATCATAACAAGGGGAGTATTCCTCCCAGCTAAACTCACCCATGCAATGTGATTTCATTTCATTGGTGATATTCGAGAGGTCATCACTAAACTGTTCAATCACTTGAGCGTCATGTTCGATAATACTATCAACCAAACATACCGCAACCAACCAAGGGTAGGGAGCCTCATCTTGCCAAAGTGAGGGGTGATCCAACCCTATGTGAAAATGACTGGAACCATCGTTCAATAATGTATCAATATCTTCCTTCCTGGCATAACCAATAACTCCTTTTGGTGGTATATACTTTAGGTTTAGGCATGTGTAAGCCTCTTTTAAATCAAGTTTCAACTTTTCATTATCTTCTTTCAGTTTTTTAATCTGCTGATCTTTCTCTTTAAGGAGATTGGCTACAGTGGATACATGCATTGTCCACCCAAGATCGCCATCTACATCCCTACCTGCATATTCTCTACGTAATTCTTCTGGTTTCATGGTGTGTTCCCCATTTGTGTTTATATGTACATGATCGATACTACATTGAGGGCTAGGTGCTTGTCAACCAAAATAATTCATCCTCAGCACTCTCAGTCAAACAAAACCTCTGTATTACAGCCTTAGCAATTTGCAAGAATTCTTCTTCATCACAGAAAAGAAAGAATTGCTCTTCTTCAGCCCATGATAACAGTTCTTCATTGCTTGGTACTTGTTTAATGTTTTTAGTACACTTATCCATTTTCAATTCTCCTCTTTCTTACCCCTAATTTTAACATTCCAAAATGGGATACGCTTAGGAATCTTCGGCACACTCTCAATCAGCCATCCTATGAAGATTATTGCTGCCAACAAATGTCCCAGTACCATCCCTGTAACAGATGTAATAATCAAATCCCCAACCGTCTCCCCTTAGCCCAGAAGAATAGCCAGACCCCACATACTAGACCAACTATAGGCCAACTTAAATAGAAAATACTTTCAGTCATTTTAATACTCCACCAAACATACAGGAACACCTTTCTTCCTACACAAATCTATTGAATGTTTAGTTCCTCTCGATTTACCGTCCCAGAAAATAAACGCCACATCTGCCACCTTAATCATTTCAGCATTTCTGATATAACCAGCACTCCCACCATACTTCTCCCAATCAGCGGGGTAGAGATCGACGTTGCAACCGATCTCTTCAGCAAAGTGCTCTCCCAACCTATCTGCACCCCTTGCTCTGCCACTGATTACGCATAAATCTTCAATATTACCTGTGTAATTCTCTTTAATCCAATCAAGTATTGTACGTTTTAGGAGTTTGTAATTTTTAAACCCACGACTTCCTGCAATTAAAATATTCATTTCTATTCTCCTGTATCTATTGTCCCAACATCCTACAACCCCATTCCATCTTTGTCAACACCTTCCCTCTTAAACTCATACTCAATCCTAATCAACCTCTCCCCAATCTCCCCATACACCTTATCAAAGGCTTCTTTGAAATCTGTTGCCATGACATAGGAGCTGGTGATCCGTTTAGAGGTTTCGTAATAGATGTATTTGAACCTATGTTGTTTCTGGTTAATGTTCATACTCTCCCCTCATCTCAACCAACAACTTAAACCACACATCCGATAAATAAGTTTCTTCCACAACACCTTCACAGGATATTAGCCAATTACAGAATTCGAGTTTTATATCCACTCCACCAGAGGTAGATAAAGTCCAATCAGTGGTATACCCTTCGTCATCATTATAATCCATACATAAGTACATTTCATAACCTACTGGCAATTTCTTTTTAACTTGCCTCTTCACTATCTTGGTTTTACCAAACCACCCTTTCTGCTCTTCCTCCACTACTGTAACCCAATCCTTCCAATCCCACCCCTTAACAAATTCCTCATGCTTCTGTAGAAGCTGTTTAGCTGCATCGAAGTCTTGCTGTGTTAGTGTTACAGGTGTTAATGAGTTAATGTTGTTCATTCTATTTCTCCTTCCGCTCCAACCACAGAATGTATTCTAACAATTCTTCCACAACCCTTCCATGTCTCTGTTCTTCTGTATCTCTGATCCGCCTGTAATCAGATAGTATCTTAGGCTCATATCCTTCTTCAATGTTTCGTCTGATTTTATCTCTGGTGTTTTCGATATTCATTCCGTTCCTCCAATCATTCCACCACGACATTCGGTGGTAACCTCAAAACCCTCTATGACCAACCCGCTATCAAACACCATATAGCTTACACTTGTATCTCCATGCCCACAACAAGCATTTGTTACACCTTTAATGCTCCCTAAGCATTCATCAGGGAAGCCATCATTGGATGAGAGTGTTGATCCACATTTCTTACAGGGCCTCATCTCTCCTCCATATCCAGGAATAGGTTGTTGATTGTCTTCATACAACCATTTATCACCTGCCCAGATTATTGTATGTCCTCGAAAAGAAGATTTACCAATACTTTGAGCTTTAGCTGCTTTTGTTTCTATGACCGCCATCCTATTCCTCCCATTCCCCATATTGCACACATACCTTCATAGGCATCATTGTCTTTGTTGCTGGATTGTACTGCATGATTGATTCATACCTAGCGCAGGGTTTAGAATCTTGACTTCCAAGGAACATTAACAGACCTGCAAGAGATAGGGTGCAATAGAGGATCAAAACCATCATCCAGCCCCTACTGCCGAAAGACTTGTCGAACAAGAAGGCTAGACCAACAACCCACCCAACTATTAATACTACTACCAATAAATATATCATACAATCCTCCAACTACCCCTCTCTTTAATTAACTGAACATCTTCCCAACGTTCCCTCTGTTTAGTTACAACATCCTCTGGAACGCCATGCACGTTCTCAAAGAATCCCTGAACAGAGATGATCTGGACATCATACTTGTATTCATTTGCAAGATCAATGTATGCCTGCATTTCCCAGTTACGTGTGAACGTGTTGGAAACGATAATCGGATATTTGTGTTCCTGCATAGCCCAACGAACACTGTCTTGGCAATGTTTGTGTGCTTTAGGAAGAAGAGATGGGTTGAAGATGTACTCCCCCTCTTCATTCAGAAAGAAGTCATCTGCTTCAAAGTGGAAGGCATCTGAATGGAACAGGTTTAGGATTGATGCAAGGGTAGACTTGCCACTACCACTTACGCCTCGTACTAGGGTTAAGAGTTTCATATTTATCTCCTGATTTGGTTTTTAGATAATGTAACACACAGGATAGGGTGGTGTAAACAGCCCAAGCAAAAACACTTGAGCTGATCATCAAACAGACTATTGTGTAGGAGGTTAGAATATTATTCAGCATTACATGGCCTCAATCACTTCCTGAATCTTCACCTTAACAGTTACATCACGACCAGACTCCAGCCACCATTGATAGAAACGTTTACGCTTATCTCTGCTTTTAGCTGCTTTCACTTCCAATGTGTTAGGATCATTAAGGAGGAACTCTTTCATGCCCTGTGTTAAGTGTTTAGATGTTGCAATCTCTTTATCTGTATCGCCTATCAGGCGAAGCTCATCTAGCTCGTAGATGTGTTCAACCTGCCATTCATATTCCTCAAGCCAATACAGAAATTCTTCCTTAACAATCATGCAAAACTGTTCAGCAACTTCCTCTGGAAACTTGTTCAACAGACGGTCATATCCTGCTGATCGAAATGCCCCAATGATTTTTTCAGGTGTGAGGTCTTTCTTGGAACGTGCAAGCCAATAATCCTTCGTCTTGATCTTAACACGATCATCTGAAACAGGAAACCAGATAACATACCCTTCAACGTTTTCGTGGTGGAGCCAATCCCTAGGAACCCCTTCTAAGGTCATAACAGGTGTTACAGGGCATCCTATGGTGTGTGCTATTCCTGGGAGTGTCCCAACCACACCGTTACACCCTAACAAAACAAACGTATTCTCACCAAACATACTCACTTCCATACTATACAAAGTATGAGGGTCATGCTTAACTATTGCTTCAAACATGAGTGTAACTTGGTCTGCATAATCGACTGAACTCTCAAGCAACTCTTCAATACTCTGCTCAAAGCCTCTCTCACGGAAGATTGCAATATCTTCATTCAGAAGATCATTACCTTCATTGGGTAAACCACCTTTAGTGGAATACTTAATCTTCCATTCCCCATCATCCTTGAAGCAAGATGCAATGAACAAATGACCATTACATTTATGCAGAACGTGGTAAGGTTCCTCCTGCATACGTCGCATCACAATCTCTTCTGATACACTCTCCACTTCACCTATGTTGAAGATTTTCTTGAATGGGTCGTTTACAGGAACACCATTCTCATACATCTTACCTCGGTGTGTAATCGTAATGTCGTCCCATGTATCCTTACCAAAGAAGCAGTCTTGCGTGTAGCAGAATAATTCCACTTCCCCGTCTGTCTTCATCGTCAGTAGACCACGCTTAACGTATTCTAATGCTGTTCATATTGTGTTTCATGTTTCTGTTCTCCTATTACTGTCACGCTGCCAATAAGGTTTAAGTAGTCTTTCATGCTCTTCAAGCACTCTTGATAGTTGACTCAACTTCTCAGCAGCGTTGTCAGCATGTTCTTTAATTATTGCTTCGGCCTTTTCCTCTACTCTACGATCAAATTCATCAGCATCATACTTTTCAACGAAATAGTCTTCGATCTGTTTCACGAATTCTTGAAGAACCTTCTCAAGAACACTTCCATCAACCTCAACACCATTGAAAGATGCTTTGGCGTCTATAGCTCCATTTTCTTTCCAGTTAGAAGTTTCCGCAACTTTCTCTGAAATTTCACGGTCACTGAGCATGATGTGCGATAATAATTGGCTTGGGTTGTCAATATCAATTTTCATGTTTCTGTTCTCCGATTCTTTATATCACTATGGTGATCGTAACAAACAGTCTCCTTGCAATCAACCTTCTCAATAAACTCATCCATAAGGATTGGGGCTTTCATTTCATAGTTCTCCCACAAGGCATCCCACCCAACATCCATTGCTTTTCCAAGGTTGAGCTGTAAGTTGTTATGTGAGTGACCCCAAGCATGGAGTGTCCCATGGTGTTGCCCATTCCAACAGATAATCGGATAATGACATAGAATGATCTTCTTCTTGTTATGCTTAACCTCTCTGTAAGGAGAATCCTCAAAGAATATCCCTCTACGTAGCCTTCCGTCCTCCTGTGCTGCCCTGTGAGCCTTCCAAAGATCGCTGTAGTCGTGATTACCTTTAAGCATGTAAATCGTCCCCTGAAGGCTATTTAAGATGTTGTAAAGGGGTTCCTGTGAGTGTTTCATACCTAAGAAACTCAGATCACCCAAGTGGTACACAATGTCGCCCTGCTTGATCACCTTATTCCATTCTTCAACAGTTCCTTCGTGCATCTCTTCCAAACTGTTATAAGGACGTTTAGTGAATTTCAGGATATTTTTGTGGAAGAGGTGAATATCTGATACTAGATAACTACTCATTACACCCTCCATGCCATTTGCACCCACTATCAATCCACCTCAACCCTGTCCCAAACATATCATCACTGTCCGATCCACCACAACTACACCCTTCAATCCTGTGCCAGTATGTGTGCTTGCCTCTATCTGGATCAAATCCCCAAAGAATCTGTATGGCGTATTCTAATGCTTCAATCTGTTCAACAGGATTGGGGAACATATCTGGTCTGTTCAAAACAGAGGTTAGGTGTGAATACAAATCCTGCATAGTCTTTTGTTTATAATCTGGGATACCCATTTTAGCCAACAACTTAGGGTTAGGTTTGATTGCCCTCAATGTCACCTCACACGGATCATATCTTTTAGTCATCCTTCTTCACCTTCATACGTCACCATCAAACGATTATCCACCACTTTTAGTCCCTGTTCTTGTATTAACACCAACGCTTCAGGTTGCGTGATAACATCTTCAGACTCAAAGATACGTAGAGTTGGATTTCCTTGCTTATCCAGTTCTTTGAAATAGATGTTTGTTTTCATTTATCCTCTCCCAGTCCTCTCAGACTCTCTATAGATTTCTTAATTCCTCTTTGTAGTTCAGTTTCCTTCTTAACTTCTGATAAGACTTCGTAGATAATCCACTCTATGATATAGATAGTCACCAATATTAGGCAATAGGTCAAGTAGAATGCAAAATACACTAAAGCGAATCCAGACTGTGCCTGAAATATCCCCATCGTTATTGAAGTCAACGCCAGTAAAAACAGTACAAATTTAAGAATTTTCATTTATACCTCCCCTCCAATTTCCCCTCTTGAATACGTCTCTCAATCTCTTCCTCAACCTGCGCAACATTAAGCATTTCCTGACGATACTTGCTCAGATACGCCTTAGCACATTCTTTCAAGTATTCATGTCTAGCTTTAAGCTCAAGTAGATTGTAACTGTCAAACTTACCCATCAAATTCCTCCCTCACCTTGGTCACGATAGCTTCCCTAAGAAGTTTAATACTCCTCTCCTTGAAGTAAATATCTTGTTTGAGACTGTGTATCTCTCTATTCTGGTCAAAGACTTTCTTCTTAAGTCTGTTTATTTCCTCAAGTAAGGCTTTCTTAGATTCAGTGTGGTTTGCTCCAGACTTACTCATCAAATTCCTCCAGACTTATTCCTTTGAGATTTATAACTTGGATGTAACTCATTAAGGCAACCCTTGTCAGCAGCCCATCTGGTGAAACTGTTATTGAGAGATACCAATCCGCAACGTGTGCAATAGGCTTTTCCTCCAACCCTTCCGTTAAATTGGTGGTGTTCCATTTTGTAAGCTTCCTTTTGCTGTTTTTCACCAAATAGTTGCTCATATAAATCTGCTATATTGCTACTCATCCCCATATTCCTCCCAAAACACTTCAATGAAATCTTTCTTCTGCTGTTCTGTCAGGTTTTCAATAAACCAATTATTCACAGCACTGTCTGTCATAACGTTGCACATTGACTCTCTAATAAAACTACCAAAAACCTTCCCCACCTCAACAGGACGTTTCAGCTCACTAATCGGAACAGCCAACCAACCATCAGCAAGCTGAACAATTGCCTCAGATTCTGATGAGGTGTTCACTACGAATGTCTTGATAAACCCTTCCCCAACAGAGGTTGCTACACGGTCATTGAGGGCAAACCCTTTTGAAGGGTGGTTTGGTGGGAGAGTGATGATGAACTCTTCTGGATACTTAGTCGTATACTCGTAATTAATAGATTGGTTGAAATCTACATGTCTGTAACATCCCTCATGAGAGTCATACCAGTACCAACCTGACATTGATTTTTCTTTCAAGTCCTCAATCCAAACCTCCGCCCCTTCAGGCATATTTTCCCAATCTGGTTTAAACGCATTTTCCATCCAACACCTCCAAATATTCATCAAATGTAACTCTATCTCCACGCATCCTAGCAGACTTAGGGAACCGTAGCAACACTCTTTCAACATTAATCTTTAAGGATTCCTCTGTCACAACATCTCTATCCAAGAATAAGTGTGGAAAATCTTGTTCCAAACCTTCAGGCCAAATATTCTTTACATTAAATCCTCTGCGTATACACTCTTCTGTAACATCCTCATAACGCTTCTTCAGCCATGATAATTTTCGATAGAAATACTTTATATGTCCTGTTCCAAGCGTATATTTGTAAGGTGTTTTAGCCAGAGATACCTTATCAACCTTCGCCTTTCCAGACTTGATTGTATTCGGGATACGTGTGGTTTCTCTGTGTTCAGCCAACAGGTGTTGATCTGTGAGAAGAGATGGGTCAATTAAGTTGATACGAGTCATTTTAAGTTTCCCGTTTTAAGATTGTGTTGTGAGGATATTAGCAGGAATTGTAGGCAAAGAAAAGCCCCAATTAAGGGGCTTTTTCTAGTAAGCATCTTCTCCATCCAAGAACTTATTCAACCCGTCATACCCATGTTTCATCACGATAACATGAAACCGTTGCATGACAGCCAAATCATCACCCTTCAGTAAGCCCTCAATTACGAAGAACAAACTCTTCAGCATTTTCTTCTGGTATTTCTTATCATCTTTGTGCCAGCATCCTTTCCAATCAGCATACAGGAAGTAGTGTTGCATCAAATCTTCAAAGAAACGGTGGTCGTGATATTCTTCCTCATCATACTTGTCAGGCTTAATCATGTGGAGAATTAGGTTCTCATGCTTCGGTGTTGTTTTGTATGTCACCCTCCACCCCCTGCCTTTATGTAGGCATCATAAGCATTTCTCCAAAAACTTGTAGGAATACAGTCTTCACTCTCATCATGTAGAAGGTCTGCAATCGCATTATAGAGTTCTTCCGCAGCAGCCATTTTCAAGGCAATCTTGTGAAGTTCTCCTTCAGAAATTCTTAATCCATCATCTTCCCAACCAGCTTGAACACCACAAAACCAACGATTAGAACCTTTAGAGTTTAGTTGGCAAATGAATGCACTATTCTCTTCTTCTGTAAGTTGCCATTTGTTTTTATTAATCATACCTTACCTCCTTTCAACCAAGGGAACATTTCTCCCATAATTCCCTGATTAATCTCCATGCTCTGCTTCACACATTGCTCTGTTACAGCTTTTGTGATAACTGCGGCAAACTCTGTATTGAAAGAGAGGATGCTTGATACTTCCTCTGGTGGTATTTCTATTGTGATTTTCATGATCGTTTTCCCTCGTTATTGTATACAACAAATTCAACATTGGGGAACATCTTACCGATGTCGTTGATAAGTAGTGCTACCACTTCCCAGTCTCCTCCTCCAAGTCCGCAGCCAAGTTTGTAAGGAATGCCTATAGAATATTTTTCGTAGTCTTTTCTTTCATTACATGCTTTTAGTGCCAGAGCAATGCCGCTACAAAGGGCTGCATAGTTCGTATGTCTTGACCTTGTTCCATAGAAGTTTTGCCCGAAAACCCCAATAACACGATCTCTTAAAAAAGATGATCCCAGAAGGATTTGTACGTGTTCCGCACCTTCACAAATACTCATGTAGGTTTTGAAGTGTCTAGGGAATTCTCTCTTGATACTCTTAGCCAAACCACTACCCATAACACCTTGGCAATTTACTTGGTGGATGATGTAGTCTACTTCACCTTGTTTTAGTGCTTCGATGATACAACCTTTACGTGTTTCCATTTCTAGTTCCTCTGATTAATTGTTCAGAGTTGAGTGTATGGAAGTTTTGTGGGGAAGTCAAGGGAATGTTTTAGGAATGGTGGGCGCAACAGGACTTGAACCTGTAACCTCCGGATTATGAGTCCGATGCACTAACCGGTTGTGCTATACGCCCAGTGGCCCCCTTTTGGAGGAATCGAACCTCTCACCATCCACCTAACTTTAAGGGAGGAGTTTAGAAGACTGCTGTCAGGAACAAAGGGCATTTAAAATGATGGACTCTGTAGGATTTCCACCTACCACGCCAACTGGGGCAAAGGATGAACCACTTCTGTCAAGAAAACCACCAGTTAGTGCTGCCGTATGCGAGCCCTTATTAAAAACCCAACCGTACCCAAATGAGGGAAGAGGGCTGGGTCATGTTGAAGCTGGCAGGGAGAACACTTTCATGTTCCCAGCTTATCCCTGCCGTAACGTTTGTTTATCGCCGGTTGCCATCCGCCACGTTGAATGCTGGTATCAACGATGATGCAAAGTTAATATCTATATTGGTTTAACATCGCATAAGATTGGACTGCACTAAATACGGCCTCTATTAAAACTAATACAGATACCTAATAGGTGATCAAGACCTCCATAAGGGTCTATCATACCCGTATTGCATCTTGGAAGGCTCTGGGTTGGATTTGAACCAACAATGTAAGTCTTAATCCGTCTCCAGATCGGAACATCTTATAGATGTTAGAGGAATCGAACCTCATACTGCTCCATGTACCAGAGCCTTCCAAGATTCCCACCAGATAACCGACTGATGGGGCGCGGTGTTTATAAATAAGCCTAGTAATTATTTCAGACAACGTTTATTTTGTCAAGCACTTTATGAGAATATTTCCTATCTTACCCCCGACAAAAACGTATGCCCACCATAAACCATTACAAATGAGGCTTCATCAGACCATTTCGGATATACTACATCCTGAGCATAATAATGTAAAGCCCCATTTGTGTAATCTGGCAAACCTCCGTCTACAGCCAACTTAGCCAATGCTACAATTTGCTTGAAGTTATCCGATTCATGACTCTGAGGCTTCACAGGAACGCTTCTACGGCCATTTCTGTAGGAAAACTGATAAGGATCAACCACCACATCACAAACGCTTGTACGGCCTCTGTAGGCGATCTCAGCCCTATTCATGATAACATTAGCCACCTTCATTTGTCCGTAGAGGTCTTCTCCACGCGCTTCGTGATAGATTGCTTCAGTCATGCAGGTTAAATCTTCGAGGGAAGATTCAAGAGGTGTTCCTGACATAAGGACTGATGCAATGATTGAGGTAGCTAAGTCGTTGAAGATTGTCATTTGAGTTCCTCTACAATAATTTCAGCACACTGACCCTTCAGAACATACTTAGTACTTACCTCGTACATCGCAAATGTGATTAGAACACACATAAGAATACACCCCATTAAGATGACAAGGCTTCCTCCAGAGAAATCATCTGCAAAGCAATAAAAGATACTCATCACAGATATTGCACTAAATATCACCAATAATATGATCAGAACACTCATAATATTTCCCCTTTAAGTTTGTTCAAACGTTCAGCCAACCCACGCATCTCAGATTCAATTTTCTCAATTTCTTCTTGTTGAGACGTTGCAGATGGTTTGACTCGGTAATGCTCTCTATCCCAATGTGCTCTTGATGGGTTTGTAAGTGCAACCCACTTTGAATTAATGTCACTCCAAAACTCCACCTTAGCCCCATTCTCCCATGTAATGATTACATCACGATGTTTGTGGGGTGGGTTTGGGTATTCGGTTTCAGGTTCAACCAAGCAATATTCTCCCATATACTCCTCATGATCGAACATCCCATCTTCAAAGAAGACTTTACCGTCTGAAATACCGGTTATGAGTGTTGTAAGCTCTCCATTACTAAAATAACACCCACTAATCTTCTTAACCCGATCACCTTTCTTAAATGTATTCATTTTCATATCTCCAATAAAAATTAAGCCCAACAATTCTGTCAGGCTTATAGTTGCACATCCCAGTTGTCCCTGTCAAGCATTCAGAACAACAATTCAAACTCCCTTGAATAACTCTTCTTGATCGGTGAAATCAAGCTCCAACTGAACACAGCCGCATCCAATGTATCTGGAGACTTCTGCCCACTTTTTCCTGTGTAGGATGTCAACTCAAGGTATAGCTGCTCTAAGTCTTTTCCATCCTTGTTAAACTTGATCTTACCCTGCTCAATCATAAGGGCATAAGGAAGCAATCGCTGCATCTTGTTTGTTTTACTAAACACATACTTAGCAATCCTTCCCACATCAGACCTACCCACATTATCGAAGGCATTCTCAATCAGCTCCCTACCACCCTGGTTACTCTCGATATACACCTTAACACGATGACCTGTAAGCACATACTGATCATACAAGGTGGCAACTTTCCTTGCCCAATCTTGAGGTGTATATCTTCCTGAGAAATTATCCAAGGTGTATATCACTCCATGTTCATCCACACCAGATACCACAATACCTGTTGAGTCAGGTTTACGTCCGTGTTTGGCCTTCCCAATACTATTCTTATCAGAAATCAAGGCAATGTCCAAGCCAATACCAATTTCCTCAAATTGTGGCATGTCTTCCCTGCTGCACATATTCCTATCAATATCAGCACGTTGGACCAAGGCATCTGGGTTTGTCAGGATCAACTCCCCCTCAAGCTCCGTCTTCCCTAATGCTGTCCCTTCGTATTTGCTGTACATCGTCTTTAAGAATGTTTCGTTCAAGTTGGCAGCATTATCTGAGGTTTTACCCCTGACGATATGTATGCTTTTATCACCACTATTGTAATCATTCAGAATATTCAACAAGTTCGGTGTAGCCTTTGGTGTTGTTGCAAGCATACAGATTGCTGGGCTGGAACGTAGTGTCAGCATTGCCTGTGTTAGGATTTCCTCCTCATTCTCCCAGAAACACACCTCATCACCGATCAACATTTCATTGTTATACCCACGTACAGCATCTGGTCCTGCTGATGATGGTACAAGCACACACTCTGCCCCCGTTTTAGGCCAAAGAATCGTTGAAATCTTTAGCTGAGGCATGTTAGGATGACCTTCAGGATACATAGCAACAAGCTGAGGAAAGATATTTGCACGTATGTCCCTCTGCGTTGGTGCTATTAGCATCATCTTTGTGACTTTGTGCCTTTCTACGGCACGTTTCAAGTTTGCACACATGGTATAGGTTTTCATAATGTTCAAGAAGGGTCGTTAATTCCTTCCCCGCCAATCCTTTTGGCAGCTACATGTCGCCATGCAGATCAGACTATATCACAATCTCCTAAGAGATTCCCCGCGTTTCGAGTCACTTGACCCTACAATTAGTCGTTGCACCCGAATCAGATTAGTGATCCTAGGCTCAGGATTATCTCAGAGAGACTTCCCCTGAATTAACGGGGTTATTCGACAGACCTCACGATCTGAAGCGGCTACCATTTAACCGAAACCACGCCCTGTGAGCAATAATATTATTCTCAATGTTGGATTATCGAAACGAAGACGTTGAGCATCCCTAAGCCAATAATCCTCGTCATACAGTATTGATTGAGCCTCTTCAGGCGACATTTGCGTTAGTATTCGCTTTAACTCTGCTGGATTCTCTTGCCTAAGCCTTTGCAGCTTCTTCCCCAATTCCCTTACAACGGGATCAGGTGCGTCATTCAGAATCTTCGGCATCTACCTTACCTCCATAATACTCAGGAACATACACATCGGTATGTCTTGCTAACACCCAGTTAACACCTTTCTCTGTACTGGTTGGTTTAAGCCTTAATGAAATAACCATCAGGCGTGTATCAACAGACTTATGATTAATAGAGTGTGAAGAGATTTTCACATCTACATACCACAAACTCTGAAAGGTGGTCAGGATTGGCTCAACAATTGCACCCATGCTCCCTTTAACGTAACGTCTCTCATTCACGTTGTACTCGTAAATAATCCCTTCTGGGTGTTTCTTTAGGGCCAGCTTAATCTCACCAATAATCTGATCAGCAAGCAGGCTGAAAGCTTGTGTACGGTCTAAATCTGTTACAGCATTCTTGATTGCATACCCCATCCCTTTATCTCGTCCAGGTTTGGGGGTGATATATCTAGGCATTGTGTATCTCTCCAATATGTTCTAGTACTTGATTGAATAAATGTTTAACCTCGTCTACAGGTACGCCATGTTCTTTAGCAATATCCTTGAAAGAATCTCCTTTCAAAACACTCTCAGCAAGAACATTCAAGGGTATAGACCCTGAATCGCTCATATACTCAACTTTCTCAAGGATTAACATTGCCTCTTCTCTGATTAATTCATCTTCAAGATTCTCTGAGGCAAGGTATTCTTCATACGAACCAACACTACCACCATCATCAAAGGTGAAGGTATCGTACAGAGAGGTGGTGATTTCAGCGTTCTGATCAAACCGTCTACGATTGGTGCAGTTGACTAAGTGGGATCGTGCAATCAGAAACACCCATGAACGCAGCTTACAATCCCCACGAAACTTTGGGTAATAACGTAATGCTCTTAACACAACGTCTTGAACAATATCTTCTTTGTCAACATTAGCCTTGATAATCATGCTGCGATATTTCTTAACTGCTTGTTTTGCATACGTATAGAGTTCGTTGATAAGGTCATCATCAATGTCTTGGGGAAGGTCTTTAATCAAACTCAT